CCGCCACCTCCTCCTCCTCCTTCTCCTCCTCCTCCTCCTCCTCCGCCGCCGCCTCCTCCGCCGCCGCCGCCGCCGCCGCCGCCACCACCTCCGCCTCCTGGACCTCCGCCACCGCCACCACCTGTTGCTAGTTCTAGCTCAGGCGGAGGAACGGGAACGGGAGCGTTCATGCCGTAATCTGCAAGTGAAAACATGCTCAGATATACTTCAGTTGTCGATCAGGCAACTGATGTATATCGAGTATTGTTACTTGGACAGGAGGCCGGTCATGTAATGCGTAGAAAAGGTCAGAAAGAATGATTGATCAATAAAGGTTTCATACTATTAGTGTATTGATGGAGTCAATGATCTACCTGTCTGATGAAGGTATGACCAAAGAGCCCTGCCGAATAGGGCCATGACAAACAGGATAGTCTAGCTGTGAGGATTCTTGGCGATCCATAGGACAGACCTTGCCACGGTAGCAAGTAATCTGGCGTTCTCAACCTATTGAGGTTTTAGAGTATTGAAGTTATGACAAGTAGTTTCGATGCAGTTGAGATGAATCGAAGCCGCTAAGCCAAGAAAATTAGCCAACTCAGCCAAGTCAGGCAAGTGACTCGGTAGAAACGATCAAAGAGTTTTCGTTCCTTTGGCCCCTTTCGAGGGGCTTTTTTTGTGCCTGCTTACGAAAGTCCATCCTTCTAGTCGATCATCTCTATGACATGAGAATCATAGATGATGTGAAACTTGATTTCGATGACGTTCTGATGAGTCCTAAGCAGAGTACGATCGAATCAAGAGCAGACGTTGATCTTGAACGGACTTTCATTTGTCATCATGCAGGCAGGGAGATTACTTGTATCCCGATTGTTGCGGCGAATATGTCTTCGGTGTCAAATATCGAAGTAGCGAATGTTCTAGCATCCAACAATATGCTAACTGCTCTGCCCAAAGATGAGAATTATTGGAATGAAAACTGTCCTAAGTCACATTCTTTTATGACCATTGGTTCTTCTTTGGATCCTCTCATAAACACGGATCGAAAGCCCGACATGCTATGCATCGATGTAGCAAACGGCTACATGAATAGGTTTGTAGAGCTTATTGAGCGGTCAAGAGAGATTTTGCCCGATGCCATCATTGTTGCCGGTAATGTATGCACGCCAGAAGCAACTGAGCGACTTATTTTCGCGGGAGCGGACATAATCAAGGTTGGCATTGGCGGAGGCAGCGGATGTACAACAAGACTAAAGACAGGTGTCGGGTATCCTCAACTCTCAGCGGTTATCGAGTGTTCGGATGCGGCCCATGGATTGAAGGGTCTTGTTATGTCGGACGGTGGCTGCAGGACGCCAGCAGATATATGTAAAGCATTCGGAGCCGGAGCCGATTTCGTTATGCTCGGAGGCATGCTCGCCGGGCACGATCAAAGTCCGGGCGAGATTGTTCAAGGCAAGAACGGTAACTATTACAAAGAGTTCTACGGTATGTCTTCGCATTTGGCTCAAAAGAGGCATAACGGCGGAGTCAAAGACTATCGATCATCAGAAGGCCGAGAAGTCCTTGTTCCCTACAGGGGCAACTTGCAGGATACGGTCAATGATATACTTGGCGGTCTTCGTTCTTGTTGCGCGTATTGCGGAGCGGAGAGATTGAAAGAACTATCGAAACGCACGACATTTGTAAGAGTTAGTCGTCAACTCAATACTGTCTATGACCGTAGCGAGAAAATCGAGCAATGATGAGTTTGGCCGATATGAATACCATGCATGACTTCGAGAATATGTCCGCCTCAGATCATGAAGAAGTATCCGTTCGCTTTCTAGTGAAGTTCAGGGATGTCTATGAAGATCGTATTGCCAGCGGCGAGATAAAAGCCACTGATATCGTAGGCGAGCAATCAGTTATGGTAGAAGACCTGCTGTTTGCCTATTTCGATTTTAGAAGAAACACTGTCCCGATACCTGTGCCGAGTCCGGAGTTTACATGCCAACAACTCATTGACTTTATCAATGATGACGTTCTCTTGTATATCTCTGATGAAAAGCCGGAAATGCTTGAGTATGAGCCTCGCAGCGGTAGATACTTCATCTTATTTGATGACGAGGATGATTGAATCGTTCATATTCACCGATGCGAAGCTATAGCTTAGGGCAGAGGCAAAAATGATCGAACTATCATTCGAAAACTCATGCAGTCTTCCAAGGTAGTTGTTCTCTACATTATTGTCAATAGGTAGACAGATTATCCATGAGCCATTCTTTTCGAGTCGGCTCATAATGTATGGGGCTATTGCAATCGGGTCTTCTTCATATTCAAGATGTCTATGAGATATGATGACATCATATTTGTCATCTGTTTGCAGAATACTGCCATATGTAGAAGTTCTCAGGTGTCTTTTGAGATGAGGAATCTGAGTTAGGCATGTCGCCTCTTCTTTCTCAAAACAACCTGTTTCAGACTCAAGATCAAGTATGCTTTTTGCAGAAGGCGAAAGCATGTCAAGCAGAGACTTTTTCTCTTCAGACATGACTTCTAGTCTTTGGAAGTGATTCTGAGTTATTGTTTGCTGAAGAAACTCGCCGTTCGCTCTCATCCTTCTTAGATGCAGGTTATGATAGTTTTTGAGAGCAGCTTTTTTGCTTTCAGACACAAAGCAATGCTGACAGCTTTGGCATCGACGATGCTTGTAGAAGTGAAGAGGAATTTCGCTTGATTCTCCGCCGCATATTGGGCAAGCTAGCTTAGGCGAGCTTGATGGCGGACTTAAGTAGGTCGTCGTTCTCTTCAACTGAGGCCTGGTACCATCCGAGAGGCCCTTTATCGATGAATAGTCGAAGGGTGTTTTCATATAGTTGTATCCATTCCTGAGCTTCTTGCTGGCTAGCCTTCTTAAGAGTTTTGCGACAGTAACCAGTCTTAGCTTCAGCTTCTTCTTCTGCCTTTTTTCTTAGATCTCGCCATTCATCAATTGTGTCAGCTACCGGTCCCCAGTGAAGCATTTGCTTATCAGAGGACAGGCACCAGTAATCAACGTTGAACTCGCAGGCTTTCAGAAGCCCCTTGGTGAACTTGACAGCCTTGGGATTGAAGCCTTCTTCTTCTAGATCGCGGAACGGAATATTGAATGGCCCCATTGGGCCTTTCTCGATTGCTAGAAGATCGCCGGAATCAAAAGAGCATTTGACCAGTAGCTCAACCTCTCGAATGGGAGTCTCCTTGTTGCGGATACATTCCGCATAGGTTCCCCATGTCAATAGCTCTTCAACTCCTGGGAGAGAAGATATTTTGACAGAGCTTTCTTTGAGCATTGGCTCAAGTTCTCTGACGGTCGGCATGATGCGGTTGTACCAGCCCATGATTCTAAGTAGTTCGTGTATTCACGCTTATCCTTTATTCGTTCTTCGACATTTTGGCTGTTTGGGATCAGAGTTGTTCTCAGCAAGTGTATCTGTTTTTCGGTATCATTTCTTCTGGACGCTAACATATGAGTTGTGAAATATGACACAGATAAAGCGATTGAAAACGCAAGCGGCAGACGCAATCGAAGGTATAGACAGCTTGATGAAGTCGTTGAGAGTCTCTCAACAGATGTATCAGGATTCCAGCACTATTTATCCTCCCAATCTTGATCGGATGATTGACGAGGTTGGCAGAGACTTTAGTTGCCTCACCCGTCGCTGGCGACTTCTTATCACCCGCCTAGACGACATTGAAAAGCAAGGCGATTACAACGCAGACATTATGGCTCGTGCCATAGGGGATTTCAGAGACATTCGCATGCTCTATATTCAAGGGCTTGCGAAGGTTGATGAAATCCTCTTTGAGTTTCAAGCAATCGACGATGTTGACCGGGCGTTATTCCAAGAGAGTGACTTTCTTGAGGACTTTGGTCCATCGGACGATGAAGAACTCTATGAATGACCATCCTGAATATCAGTATCTCGACCTCCTAGAAGACCTGCTCAAAAGCGGAACGCTCAAAGGCGATCGAACTGGAACGGGCACCCATGCCTTATTCGGTTATCAGATGAGGTTTGACCTGCAAAAGGGTTTTCCCTTGCTGACAACCAAGAAGTTGCATACTCGCTCAATTTTCCATGAGCTTCTCTGGTTCCTTAGAGGCGATACGAATGTTCGCTATCTTCAGGAGAACGGCGTAACCATTTGGGATGAATGGGCCGATGAGAACGGCGACCTCGGTCCGGTCTACGGCAAGCAATGGAGAGATTTCAATGGGGTCGATCAGATTGCAGATGTCATTCATTCGCTGAAGACGAACCCAAACTCAAGGCGTCATATCGTTACTGCCTGGAACCCCGTTGAGGTTCCGAGCATGGCTTTGCCTCCTTGCCATTGCCTATTCCAATTCTATGTTGCTGATGGCAAGCTCTCTTGTCAGTTGTATCAAAGAAGCTGCGATACATTCTTGGGCGTACCTTTCAATATAGCTAGCTATGCGCTGTTGACGCACATGATGGCAAAGGTCTGCGATCTGGATGTTGGAGACTTTGTTTGGACCGGAGGCGATGTTCATCTTTACCTGAACCATTTTGATCAAGCGAAGACGCAGCTATTGAGAGAGCCTCGACCATTTCCAGCCCTAAAACTTGCTGACAGAGAATCGATCAGCGACTTTGAGTACGAAGACATCGAGATTATTGGTTACGATCCTCACCCGAGCATTTCTGCACCTATATCCGTATGATAAATCTGATTGTTGCAACATCTGAGAACGGCTGCATAGGTCGAGACGGACTGCTCCCTTGGAACAAGCAGAAGTCCGACATGAAGAACTTCCGGGCACTAACGCTTGGGCACCCGGTCATTATGGGGCGAAAGACATACGAGAGCATTCCCTTCGATCTTGACGATCGATATCAGATCGTCTTGACAAGAGCGGGAAGCATTGGTCATGGGCAGAACTTCTGCGGCCTTGGCAATACTTGTATTGCGACAAATGTTGACGAGGCTCTCAGTATAGCTTCATCGTTTGATGCCGATCCATTTGTTATAGGCGGCGCTGAGGTTTATAAGCTTTTCCTACCTGTTGCTGATCGTATCTTCAGGACGATCATACATGCAGAGATCGAAGGGGACGCCTTCTTTAATGTTCCAGAAGGTTGGACTCTAGTAGAGGAAAAGAGACATTCCTCAGATACAAACAATGAGTATGACTACACTTACCAGCTTTTCCAAAGAGTTACAGGGAGCTAATCTATTCCTTCTCGTTGACCTTGAGGCAACGTGTTGGGAACGCCGTAAGGTGAGAGATAAGAACGAGATCATTGAAATCGGTATTTGCGTCTGCAATACTGATGGGGAGATACTTGGTAAGTATCAGTCGTTCATTCGCCCTCGAATCAATCCAAAGCTATCTGGTTTCTGCAAGAAGCTGACTGGTATATCTCAGCAAGACATCGATGCTGCCGAGATCCTCTCTGTTGTCATGGCAGATGTCCATGATTGGGCGGAGACTAAGTTTTCCGCGGATTTGAAGACAATCAAATGGGGATCATGGGGCAACTGGGATGTCGCTTGCATAGAAAGAGACTGCAATAGGCACAATCTAGACTTTCCTTTTTCAGATCATATCTGCTTGAAAGTTCTTTATGAAGAGCTTCGAGGCGTCGAATGCGGACTAAAAGAGGCCGTTCGTAGAGAAGGCTTTGAATGGGAAGGGTCTGAGCATCGAGCCCTAGACGATGCTTACAACTCTCATAAGATTGCCAAGTTGCTTCTTACTGAGCATCCAGACCCGACATCATCTGAACATGATGAACCCCTCGACGGCCAGTCTGATTGAACCACTTCGAGTCTTGCATTTCTCTCGCAGCATCGCCGTAATCTCTCCGCTTGAGGGCATCAAGAAGCTTGGGAAAGCTCTTGAGTTTTGGCCCTAGGGTATGAGCCATGTCTGCGATGAGCATCTGAACTTGTTGAGGATGAGAGCCTAGATCGGGTACTGCCGCTACCGCGTCATCGATGGCTCTCTGACTTGTTATCTGAAGCAGTCTTTCCATTTGCTGATCGCTGAGCCCCTGGGTTCCGTTGTAGACTGCATCGAAGTTTGCTCCGACGCTTTCTATTTCTCCGCGAGAAACAGCGTTACCCAAGTAATATCCGTATCCCACCGATCTGCTATCTGCATCCGGATATGAGCGAGAGCGCTTACCCTCCCATTGCGCGATGAACGGAGCCAACTGCTCCGCAGAAATCAGGCTTGAAGTTTGCTGTTCTTCTTGCGGCTGAGAGGGCGGCTGGGTCTGTTGTTCTTGTTGAACCTGCTGAATAACTTCAGGCGGAGCTTGCTCTACAATCTGTTGAGCCCTAGCCGGGTCTGTATTTATGAGGGTTTGAGCCTCTTGAGGCGTTGTCCCTAGTGAATGAACGATGATACCTACAGCAAGTGGGGCTGCGAGGCCCGCTCCTTGCATAAGTCCCCTGAACGTGCCTGACCAGTCAAAGGCCATCTTTTCTTCCGCTAATAGGGTTCGATACCAATTCATACCATGTCTTTCGACCACCTGCTTGAAGATACCTTGCGTGACTGGTCGATAGTTTGAGCTAAGAGGTGGCGATAAAGAGTGAAAGACTAAAGGAGATACCCATGCCCCTACCCCAAGAAACGCTGTCTAAACTGAAGGTTCAAGCCCTTGAAACGGCTGACAATATCATGAAGCAAATCCTCGATGCTTATCACAATCCGCAGATAAGCCTGAGCGGAGAGGCCCTGAAGATATGGAACGAGCTTGAGGAATGGGGCTTTCTGGAGGATTATCCCATTGATGACCCGAATACACACATGATGTATCGTCGTATGCTAGCGATGAACCAGTTTAGACATCTCAGATGGAACGAAGAGCATCCTCCTTCTGAGAAAAAGAAGATGTCAAAATGGGAAAAGGTTACAGGAAGAGCCGCTCGCAAATAATACTGCCTCCAATATCATTCTTTGCTGATTTGGGCAAGGAATCATTCCAAATTAGCGAAATGCTTATGAGGCGGCATCTTCCTCATGAGTTCGTGTTGACCGATGAGGTTTTTCTGCTCTCTGTCCAAGGCAAGAGAGATTTAGAAGGATTTACTCGGATTCGATCGTACTTGACTAACTACGAGTACATCTTTGACTCGCGAGGATGAAGCATGTTCTGGATATCTGTCATATCAGCCATCGGTATTGCTCTAATACTGGTTGAAAAGAGCGAAGATTGGCCGATATCATCCTTCATTCCTCATATAAAAAACACGCTGGCAGTATTTCATGAGAAGCTGCCAGATATGCTGGAATGCACGATATGCACGGCATTCTGGTCTGCCTTGCTGACGGATTTGTTCTTGTTGGTCGCAACCGGCAGCTATTTTCTATGGCCTTTGACAGGATTTGCAGCAGCAGGACTTGTTTGGGTCACTTACCAGCTACTAAATGCTTTGGAGGCAAAGGATGTTCAACAGGAAGAACTCGAAGAGTCGGAAGAGAACGCCTAGACGTTCAATACTCAGTATCATAATGATGGTAGTCCTTATGGGCGGTTACATGGGTTATGCTATGCATATTCCAGGTTGCTCTTGGGGTTCTGGCGGCAGGCAAGTGGGCGAGCCAGTCGAAACTCCTGATCTAACTCAGGAGCGAGATAGCGTTGAAAGAGATGCCGCCACCGTTGGCGAGATAGCGGATTCTGTAGACGAATCTGCGGATGCCATTGACAATGAAACCGATGCCGTCCGAGGAGCGGTTGATCCTGACACTGGCTCTGCCATTGAGCCTAACTTGGACAATATCAACAATGAGACTAGGGCTCTCAGAGATGATAGTGCAGAGCTAAGGAGAGTTCAAAATTCTCTCGAAGAGACAAAGAACGCGCTCTCTGACGAGCAAGGAAAGGTTGATGAGCTAGAATCAGCGGCCAGAACTTCATTGGCGGAAATCGAGTCTCTTAAGGACGAAAACGCTGATCTTAGAAGTAAGGCTTCTCAGCTTTTCAAAGAAAAGATGGCCTGGATTGGTGTCATATCGGTCTTTGGCATAGGAGCGTGTATTATCCTAGCATTCTTGACTCGTAGCATGACAGCGACTCTTATCGCGATAGGTTTTGTCGTCACGCTAGGCGTTTCGATAGCGGTTTCCCTCTATATGTCAGCTATCGCATGGATTACTATCGCTATTGCTGGCGTTGCAGTAGTCGGCGTCCTAGGCTATATGGGCTACAATACGTTTGTTCAGAACAAGTCGGTCGATGAACTTGTCCAAACTGGAGAAGTCACGAAGAACTACCTTTCTCAGGAAGCAAGGGATTACATCTTCGGTAGAGGAGCGGAGCCCGGCGTTGCCGACCAAGTTCAGTCGAAGGATACTAAGAAGCTGGTGCGTCAGATAAGAAGTTATAATGGCGTCAAGCGGAAGTTCGATCTTGCACCTCGCGAACCGCAAGCGGCAAGGCTTCCAAGAGTACCTGAAAGTCAAACATACGTTCTAGATCAGGCTCAAGAAGCCCCATCCTACTAATACAGATGACCAAACAAATTCATTACCAGGAGAGTTGCAAAATTGCAGACGCAGATAGACCAATCAGTAGTGGAGGAGAGGCTGTGGACCGAGTTTGATAAGGTTCGCCATCTCGCAAAGCAGAGCAAGTCCTATATCAAGGCTCGCAATGATCTCATTGAGCATTACTATGAGATCGTCGAAGGTATAAGCCGTCGCCTTGCTCGCAAGCTCAAGGAAATCACAGCGGAAGAGATAGCATCCTATGGGGTCGATGGCTTGATAGATGCGATCGAGTCGTTTGATAGAAATCGAGATGTGAAGTTCAAAACCTGGGCCACGATTCGCATTCGGGGCTCTGTCATTGACAATATTCGCAAGTCGGACTGGGTTCCTCGCCTTGTTCGTCAGAGATATTCAAAGCTCGAAGAGGTCAAGAACCGTATCGAGTCGGCTCACGGCGGAGCAACCGATCAGGAGGTTGCGAAAGAGCTTGGCATCAGCGTTGAAGAGTATGTTGAACTCGCTCGAAAATCAACGCCAATAAGCCAGGTTAGTATGAACGCAAAGCCGAGAGGCGATCGCAGCGATGAATACGATGAACTTGGCGACATTGCTACCGAGGCCGAGACTACTTCTCCGGATGACAATCTTCTTCGGGAGGAGATGTATAAGAAGCTATTGGGCAAGAATTTTACCCGGCCAGAGCGTCACATTATCTACCTGCATTACTATGAGAACTTGACGATGAAGGAGATCGCTGAGCATACCGGCTTTTCTGAGTCAAGAATCAGTCAGATGCATGCCGATATAATTCGTAGGCTCAAGAAGAAAGTGGAGCGCAATCCGGCATATGCTGCTGACTTGCAAAGGTTGCTAGAGACATGATCAGATTGCTGATTGGAGACATCACGAAGCTGCGAGACGTTGAAGTCATTGTCAACGCGGCAAATGGCATTGGCGTTATGGGCGCAGGCGTTGCAGGTGCTATCGCTCGCTCAGGCGGCGAAGCATTCTGCGATGAGGTCCGAGAGATCGGTCGCAGCCAAGGCCCATTTGCTCCCGGCAGCGTTTATGCGTCGAGTTCTGGCGCGATGAACAAGATGGGCATTCAGGCCGTCTATCACGCCGTGACGATGATGTATCCGGGCACGCAGTCATCCATTGATGATGTCGTTCAATCGGTCAGGAACACCTGTAAGCAAGCAATCGAAGACGGACGCAAGTCAATCGCATTTCCCGGTTTGGGAACAGGAATCGGAGGACTCAATAAGCGTCAGGTCGCTCAAAGAATGGCGACAGTCCTTTTTGAGTATCATTCCCAAATCGATATTACTGTAGTAGACATCAACGAAGATTTTGTTCTCCTGGTAAAGGAGGCTCTAGGAGTAAAGCGAGAACCCAATAATGACCTCGAACCTGAACAAGCCAACTCTAGTACTGAATAGCGGATGGCAGCCGATCACGATTGCCTCTGTTCGTAAGTCTATTGTGAAGGTTTGCACGGGTCTTGGAAACTTCCTAGAGCCAGAAAGCTACATCCTTCACGACTTCGAGTCCTGGCTGTCCCTGACGGCTGGCGAGGACGAAGACGCAATCGTAGGCTCAAACGGTCTTCGCATGAAAGTGCCGGAGATCATTGTCTTGAAGTCTTACAGCGCTTTTCCAACCAAGCAGGTCAAGCTTACGAGACGCAACCTGTTGATCAGAGACGGCTTCCGTTGCCAGTACTCTGGTCAAAAGCTATCGGCTCGCGAAGCCACCATTGACCATATCATTCCTCAATCCCGAGGCGGTCCGCATTCTTGGGAGAACGTTGTCATCTGCGCTGTGGATGTCAATTCCAAGAAGGCAGACAGAACTCCGGCTGAAGCAGGTATGAGCTTGATCAGCAAGCCAATCCAGCCAAAGTGGAGCCCTGTCTACTCCAAGTTCTCTCGCGTAACCATGACCGGTAACTACCCGGACTCTTGGAAGCATTTCATCAAGCAAAAAGAGAACTGGTCGCCAGAGGATTATTGGGAAGATGACCGCAGGTAGTTTGTATGGCAATAAAGCGAAAGATCAGATATTCAGCCGTTCGCAATAAGACGAGCGTAAAAGGCTGGAAGGACAAGCTAGAGGGCGTACCATGTTTTATACTTGGAAACTCTCCTGCGCTTGAAGATGAGGATCTTGAGCTACTTCATCCCTTCTTTACGATAGGGATAAATAGGGCTTTCTATAAGCTCGATACTACCGTTCTGCTTTGGCAAGACATCGAGCTTTGGTATACAGAGAGAAAGCGTCTTATGAAGATGAACTCTCTCAAGGTATGCCGAGATTCTTCTGATCCGCAAAATCGCTTTTTCCATTTCAAGCTACAACCAGGCAATTTTGGGCTGCCCGAACATCCGGGCACTCTAAAGGGGACCGGCACGACCGGTCCCCTTGCCGCGCAGTTTGCATATGCTCTCGGCTGCGATCCAATTGTTTTGCTCGGTATGGACTGCAAGAAAAGAGGACAGAATACAGATTTCTATGGTCGCAACAGACACCATAAGCCTCATACACTTTCTAACTGTAAGGGAGGCCTTAAGTGGATCAAGAAAACATTCGACGACCTAGATCGAACAGTTATCAACTGCTCAAAGGATAATGAGCTATTCGACTACCAACCGCTACAGCAGGTTGTAGAACAAATCGATTCCAAGCATAGCCTCAACAGGGCTCATTGGGTGAGTCGTCTTGCATGATTGCTCATAGATTCAATATTGCTCAATGGAAGGGTATTCTCGACGGAGAAACGGTGTTTCTTATTGGAAACGGTCCTTCTCTTATCGAGGAGAACTTGGGCCTCTTAGAGGGCAGGTTTTCTATCGGTATGAATCGATGCTTCAAGGTATTCGACCCTACAATTCTCATATGGCAAGACAGAGGTATGTATGCAAACGATGGCATCGAGAAGATTAGACTTTCAAAAGCTATCAAAGTATGCCGAGATTCGATCGACGATCATAAAGAATTCAACAACTTTACTATTAGCCGAGGCAACTTTTCATTCAAGGTTTCGCCTCATAGACTGCAAGGGTACGGCTGCACTGGAGCGCTAGCTGCTCAACTTGCGGTAGCCATGGGAGCCGGAAGGCTTGTTCTTCTGGGTTGCGACGGCAAGTATGGCGAGCATACCGATTTCTATGGGAACAATCCTGACCACAAATCTCATACGCTTCTAAACTTTGATAGAGCATATCGTTTCATACAGCAGCAAAGTCCTGTTGAAGTCATTAGCTGCTGTTCAAACGATCTTTGGGAACGATCCAATCTCGAAGAGGTCGTAAATTCATTGTCCGACAAAAAGCAGACACGGATTCAATGGATATCCAAGTTCCTTTCAAGTGAACTAACCAACACCCTATAATGAAAGCAAGATCGCTGTGGAGCGATATGACACCTCGACAATACTGTCGAAGTACCACGATGCTCCTATTTGATCGGAGAAATCATGTCCGAAACGACTAATGAACAGACAACTGAATCTAGCTTCGATTATTCGGCATTCACGCAACGAATAGCTTCTGCAGAGCAGAATACGGTTGCCATCATATGCCATGATCAGCCGGACCCAGACTGCCTCGCAAGCGCTATGGCTATGAAAGTGATTGCCGAAAACTTTGGCAAGACAGCGACTATCTACTACGGCGGCGAACTCGGCCATACTCAGAACAGAATCATGGTCAACGTTCTTGATATCCCCTTATCTCGATTGGATATTGATGATGACGAGGATGCTGCAGGCGACATAAAGGACTACATAGATAGCAGCTTTGTTGTCGTTGTAGACACCTCTCATTTCGGCTGCGAGAACTGCTCAGGCATTTCTTCTTTCGTTGATAAGAAAGAAGAGCCGGATATGGTTATTGACCACCATGATCTGAACTCAAAAAGAACCTGTCCTTACCTTCGTAGAACATACGGTTCTTGCGCTACTATTCTCTATGAGATGATGCTTAGTCTTGAGATACCTGTATCGAGAATACTTGCAACGGCTCTTTACTTGGGTATCAATACGGATACGGCTGATCTTAAGGGCGAGGGAGCAACTACTGAAGACCACGCAGCTTATGAATCGTTGAAAGAGAAAATCGACCTAGAGAAGTATCTCAAGGTGTTTAACTATCCGAAGCCATCTGCTCTGCTCGATCTTCGAAAGAGAGCGTATGCGGATATTCATACAACAAGCACGCTTGCTGTTGCGAATGTTGGAGTGATAACCCCGCAGCAGAGGTCGCTTGTAGCTGAGCTTTGCGAAGAAATATTGGAGATCGAATCCATCGAAACGGCTGTCGTTATGGCAATCGTTGATGAGGGGCTCAAAACAAAGAAGGCTCTTGTCGCCTCCTTTAGGAGTAGCCTTCTTGCAATCAATACCAAGGACTTCATGACGAAGATCTTTGGAAAGAAGGGCGTTGGCGGCAGAAAGGGAGCAGGCGGAGCAAACATACCGCTTGACTTCATCCATTGCGACACGATCGATTCTATCAGGTCGCAGCACGGAGACAACGGTCACCTTTCGCAGTACATATCCCATATTTTTGATGCTTATTCGATCAAGATCAAAGAAGAAAAAGAGAACGTCTAATCGTTCTCTTGAGGAAAGAGAATGAAAGAATCCGGTCGTAGATACGAACTCTCCAGCATCGAGCTAATGCATGCGAAGCTAGATGAGTACGCTTACGCAATGAAGACTGTCGAAGGCGATTCTCTTAGCGAGATCGAGATTCGAGAGTTCTTCTATGGAGGGGAACATAGCTGCATCAAAGGCGGCAATCAGTCCATATACCAGCACAATAAGCTGCAATGGGTTATGTCCTCTTACTTCGAGGAAATGGGATTCAAGCAAGTCAGAGCGGTAAGCTACGGCTATCTTGATGTTATGCCTCCCAAAAAGCAGGATATCGAAAACGAGCCGGGAAAATACTTCCAAGCCTACGAGGACGCTGTAGTCTACTACGAACGATCCAGAGGTAAGAAGTCCAAAGAGAAAGATCGTATCGTTGTTGAAGTTGACGAGAACTTCCATGGCAACGGTATGAACTACACGATCTACCATAACCTCGAAAGCTCGTCTCTCTTTACCGACTGGTCAAAGCTCGCGGATGAAAAGAACTTCTACAAAGGAAAGAAAATCAATGTGAGCGGCGAGTTCCTTAAGCTCAACGATGTTGGGTGGGACGATGTTGTTCTTTCAGAAGAGAAGAAAGGCCTCATCAGAGAGTCCGTAGCCGAGCTATTCGAGAACTCTGAAGTATTCCGCAAGTTCGGAATCTCCATACAGAGAGGCGTCATCCTTCATGGACGACCGGGTACAGGTAAAACCCAGATATGCCGAGCATTGGCAAAAGAGTCGAAATGCTCTGTCCTTTACGCGCTGCCGACTGACTTTCAAAAGAACCAGGCAGGCGTTCGTCGAGTAACCGACATGGCAAAGGACTTGGCCCCATGCGTGCTTATCATCGAGGATATGGACTGGATCGCGCTAGATCGAGATGCGGGTCGGGCCGGTTTCGTCATGGAACTCATGAATCAGATGGATGGCATTGAAGCTTTCGGCGACATTGTTACGGTCGGCACTACGAACCGAAAGGAAGACCTTGAAGAGGCTGTCAAGAATCGACCCGGACGATTCGATAGGCTCATTGAGGTAGATTATCCTGCACTCGCTGAACGAGTTGCTATGGTTCAATCCTTCTGCTCGCAATGGGATATTTCCCAAGTAAACATAGAGAAGATCGCAGAGAACCTTAAAGACCTTTCCGGAGCCCATATCAAAGAGATATGCAAGACCGCTGCTATCCATGCGGTCTATGCGAAGTCCTTTGCGGATAAGGGCGAAAAGCTGGTCGTTACCAACGATCACTTCCTGAAAGCATGGGAAGAAGTTAAGGACAAGGACATTTCTTCATTCCTAGAAACTCAGGCGAAGAGCGGGGGTAACAGCGGCTTTGGTTTTGCCCCTTCTCGCTCTTCTGATCCATGGGATGAACTCTGATCCTGTAAGATTTTCTCCTCCCTCTTTTTCTCCATTTTAGTTATTTGGCGCAGAGCCAGAAAACAAGGGTGAACTGGAGAAGGTATCGATACTAAGTGGTCGAATATTACTCCTACCACTAGCAAGTATTGAAACAAAGCAAAGAGCATTTTGGAGGAAATCTATGTCTCAGACGACTGCTACTCAATCGTCTTCAGTTGAAGCGCGTAAGCTTACCAGAGATGACACGCTTGCCGCTTTTGGCGGAGACCACCTAGCTACCGATGTATTCCTAAAGAAGTATGCGGTAACTCGAACAGACGGAACTCTTGAAGAGCACCTGCCAAGTCAGATGTGGAGGCGAATGGCAAAAGCCGCTGCCTCCGTGGAAGATAACCCGGATTATTGGGAAGAGAAGTTCTACAACGTCCTAGATGAATGGAAAGCCGTCCCTCAGGGCAGCATTATGTTTGCCCTAGGAAATCCATATCAGCGTTCATCATGCTCGAACTGCTTTGTCGTTCCCATCCACGAAGATTCCTTGGATGGGATTTTTAACGCGGCGAAGGAAATGGCTAAGACATACGCCTATCGAGGCGGCGTCGGTATTGACATTTCCCCTCTCCGACCTGACGGAGCCGTAGTTTCCAATGCAGCCAGAACTTCTACTGGCGCATGGAGCTACATGGACTTCTACAGCTACATTACCCGCCTTATTGGTCAGCACGGTCGTCGCGGTGCTTTGATGCTTACGATTGAAGACAGTCATCCCGATGTCATGAGCTTCATTACGGCGAAGACAGATCTTACAAAGGTGACCGGAGCGAACATTTCGATCAAGATATCGGATGAGTTCATGCGTTGCCTAGAGAATGATCAGCCTTGGACAATGGAGTTCTCTACGTCGCACGAAACCATTCGCAAGCAAGTTCCTGCAAGCGAGGTTTGGGATCTCGTCATTAAGTGCGCAACCGAAACAGCAGAGCCGGGCATTCTTTTTTGGGACACTATCCTGAAGGAAAGTCCGGCTGATTGCTATGCTGAAGATGGTTTTAGGACTATCTGCACCAACCCTTGTTCTGAGATACCTCTGCCTGCATATGATGCTTGCACGCTTCTTTCTATGAACCTGACTAAGTATGTCAACGATCGCTTCCTCGATTCCGCGAAGTTTGATTATGACCGCTTTGCTGAGGACGTAGCGACTGCCGTAAGGCTTCTCGATAACGTGAAGGAGATCGATTTCGACCTCATGCCATTGCAGGAGCAGAGAGATGTTGCTGCTAAGGGTCGCAGAATCGGCATGGGAACGAACGGTTTGGGCGACACGCTCGCAGACCTTGGTATCAAGTATGATACTGAGGAGGCCATTGATTTCGTAGACAAGCTCTACGAGTTCTTCGCGAAGACCGTATACGGAGCGTCCGCGCAACTAGCGGAAGAGAAGGGTCCGTTCCCGATTTTCGACGCGGAGAAGGAAAAGGACAACCCATTCCTCAATCGCATCGGTTTTGCGGGCGTTCCTCGCCGAAACATCGCTTGTTTGACTTGTGCCCCAACAGGCTCGCTTTCTATGCTTTGCCAGACTTCTTCTGGCGTTGAGCCGGTATTCCGTAATGCTTACATTCGTCGTCGTAAGATTAATCACAATGAGGCAGCAGACATTCCTCAGGACAACCAGTACGAGGACGGACTTGGCGATCTTTGGGAAGTCTACGCGGTAATCCACCACAACATCAACAACTTTACAAAGGAAGTCCTTGGCGTTGACCTTCTGTCGATGGATAATCACGAGGACAGAAAGGAAGCCTTCGAGGAAATCGAATATCAGCTACCTGATTACTTCGTAGAATCAGACACGATCGACTGGGAGAAGAGAGTTCGCATTCAGGCAACCATGCAGAAGTGGGTTGACCATGCGATTTCTTCTACCTGTAACTTGCCGAAGGGAACTCCGGTTGAGACTGTCAAGAAGGTCTACGAGGCCGCTTACAAGGCTGGCTGTAAGGGATATACCGTCTATGTTGACGGATGTCGAGATGGCGTTCTTGTAACCGAGGACGACAGCAACGAGAACCCAAGCAGTATTCAAAAGACCCATGCTCCAAAGAGACCAAAGACTTTGGATGCAGATGTCTACCATGTCACCAAAGCAGGTCAATCTTACTTCGTTATGGTTGGACTCCTTGAGGGCGAGCCTTATGAGGTCTTCGCGGGCAAGAACGGCTTCATGGACCGAAAGGTTAAGACGGCCAAGATATCTAAGGTCAAGAGAGGCCACTACAAGGCAGAGCTTGATAACGGCGAAGTCGTTGATAACATCGCTGAGCATATCACTGATGAAGAAGCTGCTATTACTCGACTTATGTCGCTATCGCTGCGTCACGGAGCAGATATCAAGTATTGCGTCAATGTTCTTCAGCGAGTTCCGGGCGATATGAACAACTTTGCCAGAGTCATGTCGAGGGCGATCAAGCACTACATTCCTGACGGAACTGTCAACTCAAGCATGAGCGAGGACGGTAAGACTTGGATACATGAAGAAGGGTGTCTGCGCTGCCTAGAGACCGGGGAAACCAAGTGTCAATAGTTCTACCTGTCTAAAAACATAGAATATATCCAAAACTGTTGGAGGTATTAGGCGTTACTTGACGAATAGTTAGGTAACGCTTTATACGTTGGAGTAAACTATGTCAAGACGGAAAGAACTATCAGGCAAAAAGTTTGGAAAGCTGACAGTGAAGCAGGTTTCTGAAAAGCGAGGGCCTAGAGGTGAGCTTTATTGGGACTGCGAGTGCGACTGCGGCAATACAAAAGCGATTCGCAGTTCTTACCTCAATAAGGGCAAAGTGCAGTGTTGCGGCTGTACTCATAGGGGCAACCTTAAGGGGCAAAGTTTTGGACATTTGATCGTTCTTGAACGTTCGGAAAAAACAAATTCCCACGGCAATGTTTATTGGACCTGTGAGTGTAAGAGATGCGGAAACCAAAAAGATATTGCTGCCAATGGTTTGAGGTCCGGCTATCATAAGTCTTGCGGTTGCCTAAAAAAGACCCGAACAAAAGAATCTAGCAAGATGATTCCCGGCCATATTTGGTACTCAATACAAGATAGCGCTAAACGGCGCAATATAGATTTTCAACTTTCCCTTCAAGACGCAGAAACTCTACTTACAGAACAGGAGTGGATATGCCCCCTGACTGGATCTGTCCTTGGATTCGACTATGCGAATCCCAAAGGGACCAATACTACGGCTTCACTAGACAGAAAAGATTCAACCAAACCATATTGCAAAGACAATTGTTGGTGGATATTAAAAAGCATCAATCTTATGAAAGGCTCATTGCCTCTCGATGAGTTTATAGCATTATCTAATTATGTTTCTCAGAAAAAGGAATCAAATATGTTCAAAATAGAACAAAATCTATACAATGCTCACAACGCAATTTATTTGACCAAAATCAATAGCAAGAAGTTTGGACTCAGAGTAAGCGATCAAAGTCTTAGAACGACAAGAGGACATAAGGGCATTAACTGTCCAGATGGAATTGACTCTGATAAGGCTTATGGCGTAAATCAACTAAGTGGAGACGTTGACTTGATGTTCAAACTAGACATCGATCATTATGCAAAAATCAATCTAGATAAAGAGGTTGTCGATAAGGGTTACAGTCTTTATCGAGATAGTCAAATGATTTATCAAAAGCAATATCACATGCCATGTATCTATCTTAGACACAAAGACCGTAATCATTCAGTTTTTGAAGACTTAGGATTTTTTGCAGGCAGACATATTGGAACAGTTGACGTGTATCGTTTTTTCGACGAATAGAAGGCTGCGTCCGATGCCTGGAGACTGGTGAAACTAAGTGCATGTAAGAGCCCGATTCTCATAACATCCGATATAGTTCAAAGAGCGCCCTTTGACGACTCATTGGGCGTTTTTTCATGGAAGACAGACCTTTTCCATTCTGTCCATATATCTTTACAGGAGAAAAGATGCAGATCAAAGTAAAGAAGCTTCACGAAGACGCAGTATTGCCTCAGAGGGCCAACTCAACCGACGCAGGCTACGATCTTGTAGCCATTGATGATGGAGAGGTTGTTTTGGATGATTACGGTACTTGCCTATATGTTCAATACCGAATAGGTCTTGCGATCGAGCCTGGCGAGGGATTTCATACCGAGATATTTCCTCGATCAAGCGTGACAAAGACGCATTTGGTTTTGGGAAATAGTATAGGATTGGTCGATGAGGGATACAGGGGAGAGATACTGGTGAGGTTCAAGCCGATTGTTCAGCCAGATACCGCTGGATTCAAGGGATATTCCAAGGGTGATCGTATAGCACAACTTGTCATCCGCAGAACAGAGCATGCAGATTTCAAATGGTCTGCAGATTTAGATGACTCAAACAGAGGCGAAGGAGGCTTCGGCTCATCAGGTAACTAATGTATGGCATCAATCGCCGCCGAAAATGTTGTTGTCGTATATCGACAGGCAGATAGCGAGTCGGAAGACGCGGCCCTTCGCTATCAGACTTTGCATGGACTGTCTAGCGATCAGCTTATAGAAATACCATGCTCTTCGATTGAAATACTTGACTCATATGCAGACTTCAAGTCTGAGGTCGAAGATTACATTGTTGATGCTTTGACGGGATCTGCTTCTCCTCTCGTCAACAGAACTGTTTATGCTATAGTTTTAATGCCGAGAGTTCCAGGCGGCTTCAGAGATGGAAGCGACATAATCTCGTCAACTTCTAGGGTTTCGAGAATCTTTTACGAGTTTGATTCTGATGAGAAATACATTCAGAACCCTCTTTATGACCGTCGAACTTTTAAGAGATTCGATGAAATAGATGCAGATTTTGCTTTCATCTGCACTCGCATCGATTCCCCCTTGGCTGCCATAACAAACCAGTGGTTTGAAAACATTCAGCTAGCAAATGATCAACTCTTGATCAACGGTAGATTCTATTTTGATGCTTACTCGGCATACCAAGGTTCTCAAGCTCAGCAATACGAAGCCGACTTGCTTTCTTTTCGAGGCGGTCTTCTTGACAGGCTTGGCCTGACAATTTTTGATACTACAAGAGTTGACCCGTATAGAGATGCTCTAATCTCTGTTGTAGAGAACGACTCATTCTATTGGGGCTGGGGCGCGGACAGGGGCTCTCTTACGTTCTTCAGAGACTCAGCTAATATCCGAGGCTTCTTTTACAATGCCGATTTTGATGGCGCTGAAACCATTAGGGATATTGACGCAAGAACATGGCCCCTTCTTGCTATACGTCAAGGATATATAGCTACCGCAGGCTCAATGTCTGATCCAGGAGCAGAGAACTTTCTGCGTCCGGATCCTTTCTATCAGGCACTATTCAGAGGGGCGACAATGGGAGAGGCCATGCTCTATTCTCAGCCTCGACTGAATACGCCGATAGCATGTTTCGGAGACCCCCTTTCAAGATTTACCTTCCCTCTGGTATTTGATGATACAGAGCTAATCGATCAGGATCAGGCTTGGGCAGATATCAACGAATGCTTTGCCCGCTCGTGCATCAATATATTCCGGAAGAACAAGATTCTCAAAGAGATCAGAGATCTTGTTGTGGCTGGCGATGATGTAGATGTTAGTTTGGATTTGATCAAACCTATTAATCGCCTAGGTAAGCTATTTGAGACTCCGGACTGGAAGAACGACTACGCCAATCTAGCCATTGCTATGTTCAACTTAGTTGTCATCAGAAATCAGACTGCATACGATGAGTTCTATCCAGGCATCAATGATTATCTAACGAGAACCGAAACAATCATACCAGAAATAACCCTTGACGCTTTGCTCAATGATAATACAAAGACAACCGTCGAAGAGCGATGGCTGTATGAGGAGGGGACTTGGGAGTTCACTTTTGAACTACAGCACGATCCAGGCACATTCGCTTTCTATCATTTTGAAATGGACGTTGCGACCGATGCTGATTTTGACAACATCATCATCTCAAGAGATAGCTTTGTAAGCGTTAGAAACTGGTTCTTTGAACAAGAGCAGAATCGCTTTGTTCCGATGGGCGTCAATGGAGTGACCTCTAACTACGCCGGTCTTAGAGTTCGTTACGAGAGTCAAGAAGGCGAGACTCTTGAAAGAGGCCGATACTACTACTTCAGGGTCCGGCAGAAGGATCAGTTGACTATTTTTGGGTATAGGAACTTCCGAGAGGTTGTTTATCGATGATAGGAACTGTTAGCTACAAAACAGTAGCAGATACGCTTGGAGAAGCTCAGCAGCTAGGACTTGATTCGTTAGAGCCCCTAGTCTGCATGATATCCAATCTGCAAACTATGAATATTTCGCGTTCAGAAAGATACCGGAATGTTTTGTTCAACAGCATCGTATCCACCTACTCATTCATAGCAAACAAGCATGCCAATTTGAACCAGCCCATGATCAACGCGGTTCGAGCTTTGAATCAGCATGTTCTTGATAACTATGGCCCGCAATATGGATATGAAACGATTGATGAGTTTTTGGTCGATCAATACATAGAGGTCGATCCAACCTTTGCTTCAGTTTCCAGATTTTTGGGGTACGACGTAAACCAAGTAGGAACTAAGGCGGCTCGTTGGAGAGATATCGATGACGTATGGAGCGAAGTCGATATTCCCTGGAGCAAGCTAGGATGGAGTAATCTGTAATGTCTAATCTAGAGAACGTAACGCCAGCAGATAGCTATCCTGATCTGTTTCGCCTTGTAAATGGCGGGGCGGGCCTCGATGCAACGCTAAGAAATATTACCGGAGGAGATGGAACTCCGACCGGCATCTTTATCTCAAGCACAGTTGTTCAGGCCGATATGAACGATGGAGTCCTCCGCCGCCCTCTTATGAGAGACGCTCGGAAGCTTTATCTCAATCTAGGCGACGTATCAACCATCGATGGAGGTTCAGGTACGGTAGACCTTGACCTAGAAGCGGCAGATGTATTTAGGGTTGGAGTCGATCAGAACTTGACGACTCTGAATCTCGATAATGCGGTTGCTGGCGTTGATGCGACTGACGGTAGAATGAAGGAAATACTGCTTGTTCTTGACCAAAAGGGAACTAGCGGAGGCGGCTATTTTACTGTCTCTTGGCCTAGCAGTATCAACTGGGACGCTTCGGCTCTTCCGGTTTTGAGCGAAGTTGACAACTCAACTGATGTCTTTAGGCTTATCTATTTGAACGATGGCAGCGATCTATGGTTTGGCGAGATCGTTGGACAGAACATGGGTACGCCGTAATGCCTCCTAAGAAGAAAAAGAATGGAGAACTCAGCGACATAATCAAAGACCTCAAGAATGAGGTCAGGGCCAGCAATATGCTCAAACAGTTTGGAGCGGGTCTGCCTAGTATTATTGAGTTCGTTGAGCAAGAAAGATGGCTTGGAATGAGTCACTATCCCCAGCCGGTCATTCTCCGACCGATGCAGCGGATACTTCTCAAGTGCTTTTATCGAGGTAGCCCCGGTAATGAAAACTTGCAGTTAGATCCTGAAGAGATCGAGCTAATCAAGAAGCATGGTCTTACTGAAGAAGAAAACGGCGACGTACTAAACAAGTGGAACAATGAGACTACTTTTAGAGAGCTAGTCCTCGTATGGGGTCGCCGTTGCCTTTCCGAAGACGCAACCATCGTTGATCCGGATACTGGTATGCGATGGAGAATCGGCGATCTTTGGGACTACGGTAAGACAAATATGTCTTCTTGGACTTACAACGAACAGTCTAAGAAGATGATGAAAATAAAAGACTGCAATCTCATTAGCCAAGGCGTCAGAGATGTGTATGAGGTAGAGCTTGCGAGCGGTCATAGAACCGAAGCTACAGACAATCATCCCTTTTTGACTAAGGATGGATGGAAGCAGGTAAAGGAGATCAGAGCCGGAGAGAAGATAGCTCTGTCTCCAAGCATGCCTTTCTTTGGGCAGTCCAGTCAGTTGGGAACAAGCCAGGCTGCTTTGCTGGGCTACCTAAGTAGCTCGAAGATGTCTAAGATCAACAATATGCTTGTTGTTAGCAGGGTTGCCTCTGATATCGAGGCAGACTTCAAGGACCAGATTGCCAATTCCTTTGAGAATGCGGATGTCAAGTCTCCGTCCGGAAAAACACAATCGATGGCTTTCTTTGACCATGCAAGCTCGGTCAAGGACTGCAAGGATATCCGAACTCTAAAGGACTGCAAAAGCATTCATCAGCTAGCTCACATGTCAGGGCTTCTAAACAAGTCAGCAGATGAGAAGCATGTTCCCGTCAGGCTTATGAGGTCTAGCAAGCAATGCGTTTCTGCATATCTGAGCAGGCTTTTCAGCGTGGAAAGCGAACTGACATACAGCAAAAAGTCCGGAAGAGTCTACGCTAAGATCGAATGCAACTTCGAGAGCCAGTCTCTTGCCGAATCTGTTCACCACTTGCTTCATAGATTCGGAATCTTTTCTACCGCGAAGTATAATCGCAAGATCGAGGGCAAGACTCGACATACTATTACGATTAGCAAGCTAGCTGACATCAAGTTATTCTTGAGAGATATCGGATACGTTGACCGCGGCGAAGAAGTTTCTGAGCTTCTATCTTTGTTGTCTCATGTAGACATCGATGAAAAAATCGAGTATGTATCTCTGCAGTCAAAGCGAAAGATTGGCAAGAAGAGGACTTTCGATCTCCAGGTTTCCCATGAAGAGCATAAGCAAAACTTCGTAGCTGACGGCTTTATAGCTCACAACAGCGGTAAGGACTTCATCGTATCGATCATGGCTCTTTACGAGGCGATGCGTCTATTGGAGACTCCGGGCGGTAATCCGTATACGACTTACAATCTTAGCTCTGCTGCTCCGATGACCATTCTCACTATCGCTAACGCCGCTCCTCAGGCAAAGATTCTCTTCCGAGAGGTAAGAGACAAGGTGAACAGGTCTCCCTACTTCCAAGACAAAGTAGGGCACATGACCGATGATATGATTTATCTTCTTACTCCTCATGACAAGGACAGTAATAAGAAGCTGAAAGAAAGAGGGCTCGACGGAACAAGAGGTTCTGTTCAGATCAAGGCCGGTCACTCTAACTCGAACTCTCTCGTTGGTCTTTCTTGTTTCGCGGTTATGTTTGACGAGATTGGTACTTACAAGATTACCGCAGGTTCGTCTTCAGGCGATCAGCTATATCATAACCTTGTTCCGGCTACTATGACATATGTTCGCAAGGAACCTGTGCTAAAACCTGACGGAACTCCGGAGCTAGACGAAAACGGAAACGAAAAGTTTAATAGGGTACTTGACGGCAAGGTCATATGTATTTCGACCCCTCGTGGCAAGGACGGTATTTTTTACGATCTCTATTCAAACGCAAACGAAGTTCCTCATAGATTCATGATGCGAGCCCCTACTTGGGCTGTTCATCCTGATCTAAGCGAGGCTGACCTGCTCAAGGGTAACCCTGACATGGGCGATTCAAAATTTGCAATGGAGTTCGGAGCAGAGTTCCTTGGCACAGCAGGCGAATCTTTCTTTAGTTCAGATGATGTTGACGCATGTTTCCGTTCCAAGAACATCAAGAAGGTTATGCATGGTCTGCCAGGCGTTACATATTTTGCTCACCTAGACCCTGCTACGTCAAGTCACAACTATGCTCTATGTATTTGCCATCAAGAGATGTTTGTTGACAGTAAAACTGGTAAGAGAGATTTCCGCATCATAGTAGACCACTTGCATCATTGGACTCCAACTGGAGATAATCCGATTATGGTCGAAGAGGTCGATAAGTACATGATCGAGATGCACAAGAGATTCCATTTTGGCCTTGTTACCTATGATCAGTGGAATAGCAAGAACAGTATCAACAATCTAAGAAAGCACGGTGTTCCTGCCAAGGAGACGGCCTTCTCCAAGCAATACAAGCAGCAGATATACGACAACCTTTACCAGTTGGCTATCAACAAGAAGATTTTGATACCAGAATACAAGCTGTTATACCATGAAATGAAGAATCTGCAAAGGAAATGGACGGAAAGCGGCTATAAGGTAATGGCTAAGAAGGATGCCGATATCGATACAGACGACATGTGCGATGCGTTGGCAGGAGCCTGTTATAACGCTATCGAAAGAGGAGTTAGCAGACTTCCACAAGGAAAAATGGTCAATATGCCAGTATCACCAAACGGAAACTCTCAGGTCTGGAGATCGATGCAGGGCACTCCGTATGGCTACGGCTCAGGTCAACAAGTGGCAAACAATATGAGAAATCGCTCGGGCTTCAGATCAGTCTAGCGTCCAATAAGGAGCAGAAATGGCAAAGTTCAATCTCAAAAAGCATGCAGAAAAGGCTGATATGTCCCATTCGTATCCGAAGCGGCTATCCGGTCAAAATGATGACCGCGGTTATTCTGCTGATTCCGGTAAGAAGGTAGAAAGTATTCAGGGCATGCTTGGTTCCAGCCGCAAGGAGGGAATTGACGACCCTAAGACCACGGTAGAAAATCTCATGGACCAAGACCGTAAGGGTTCGGAAGGCTCTACGGTTGAGAGCCAGATTGGTTCGAGAGATTCATACTGGCCGCACCGACAGCATAAAGAGGAATCAAGAGGACCGATCAAGCCAAATGATATGCTTTCAGAATCCTATGACCAGCGTTACTATGAACGATTTGCAAGTCAAGAAGAGGCCGCAGACACGGCATTTTGGGACAAGCAGATCGGAGTTCAGCTATCTGGCGAGAAGACAACTATCGTAGGACAGGTTCCTGGCAATGGTAGTCAGTTGCAAAATCATCCCGATCGATTCAAGAAGGTCAAGGACGAAGGCGGGCATGTCGATCCAATGGATAGCGATAGCGTTCTGAAGAAGAACAAGGAAATGACTTATGCTTCTGCTCTTAGTGAGCTAGATGGCAAGCTTTTCCAGATCTACTATAAGGCTGCTAAGGCAGATCGAGAACTAACTTCCGAGGAAAAGAACTCTGTCAAGGCCATCTCTGAAGCTAAGGCAGATATTTTGACCTCTGCTTCAGAGTGAGAAACAATGGCAAAGTTCAACCTGCGACGATACAAAGAGGCAAGAAGGGGGTCTGAGCCTCCTGAGGCATTCCTGCCGCAGGTATGGAGAGGCGATCCCTATGACCGAACTCGGCATCCGGGCGACGGTAAGGGATACAATCTTGTTACTCCAGGAAATCAAGGGTTGGGGACTCAACCTCCGGATATATCCGCTCCGGAGTTTGGTCGTAAATGGACCGCAGAGGGACCGGATATCCCAACCGCTCAAGACCAAAACCTCAATGAAGACAAAGCTATTAGGCGTAATGATACGCCGTCTGATTGGGATCCAGATGATCCCTTCGCTGCAGAAAATGATGGAGATAACCGATCTACAGAGTATGGGCAGGGCTTGTCTACCGATTATGGACAAGGCCTCCATGACGATTCAGAGCCAGCAGCGGATACCGCTTTGGGCCTGCATTCGACTGTGGAAAGGATGATGAACGACGACGGCAGGGACAGACCGACGCCATTTGGGAATATGCAAAAGACTCCTCATCCGTTCAATGCGTCAAGTCGTCGTAGCGTTTTTGATCGAATTAGGAAGCATCAATAAGAAGAGGTTATTATGAAGGTACAAGTTACAAAGAAGGCAAAGGGAGAGCTTTTCATCAGAGCGATAGGAAAGGCCATGAGGGTTGGAGCCGAAATCACTCTGAATGATGATCAGTTTTATGATTCGGCTACTCAAGCTGCTATTCAGGCAGGCTTTCTAGACGTTGTAGATGGCCCAACCGAGAAAGCGGTAAAGGGCGAAGAATACATCAACGTCTACAAGAACAGCCTTTCGTTCAAGTGCATTCGTCGGGCCATTCCATCAGGTTCTACCTTCTTTGTCCGAGAAGATCTTGTCGGCGATCACGAGATAGTCGCAGCTTTCAATGCAGGATACATTGAGCTTGCTGATCCGGAACCAAAAGATTCTAAAGAGGCCGGTTCAGCCGAGACCCCCAAGAAAGAGAAGTCCTCAAAAAAGGCCACTCGCAAGCGATCGGGTAAGAAGTCCTCTAAGAAGTCAACGAAGCGCATTAAGAGGGTTGGCTCTGATAAGGAAGCAGATGCCGATGCTGCAGAGGTTAAAGTATCGGTAGGAAAGCCGCCTGAAGAAAGCCCAGTAGAAGGAGATGAGCCAACAGATACTCATGCCCTTCCTAAGAAATCTCAGGTTGAGGCTCCGGAAGGAATGTATGCTCACGATCCAACCGGCGAAGGCGTTAGCGTCCGCAAAGCGTCTGCTCCCAATGACATTTTTGGAGATGATTCTAACGACGTTGGATTTGTCGAATCGACGCCCGACGCCGATGATATTAGCTTCGTTGATGAAGAGCAAACAAGGGAAAGAGCAAAGAAAAGCGGTATTGCAGATGATATCTTCGATGACAATGTAGAAGTCGAGTAAACCATCTATGAAAAGCATTCTATCTAAATCTGTTGAAGCCAGACTAAGCGACAGCGATAAGTCTATACTCAAAAACTACTGGTCTTTGCTAGAGGGCGATGATTTCGCAGATGCTCTAGTGTTCAACCCTAACGAGAAACCTAAGAAGAAAGAGAAGAAGGATAAGTCGGATTGATCGAGCTTCTGACAAAAGAGCTTTCGCTTCATGGTATCTCTTTCGATAAGGGACAGCTATTCTTTCGCGGGCAGAAAAGCTCGTATCAAGATGTTGCGAACAAGCTTGATGTTAGAATCGAGAAGAATACGAAACTTCTTAGAAGGCTTTCCACCGAAATCATTACCGAACTTCAGAATCCAACAGCAGGCTCGGCAGACAAGAAAACAAGACGCATGTTTGCTCACGCAATCAAGAGCGTCTATGAGATATTCCTAGAATGCAAGTGCCCGCTGAATGCTATCAAGGCAGCTAAGAACATCGTCAATGCCGATAGCGGCCTATTTTCATCTCGTTTTATGGCGAAGGTCATTGATTTCAACCTCGGTATCCAATGGTTGATACATCTGATACGCCGAGATATGTATACGATTCATTTGCTGTTCAAGTTTTCCGAGAAGATCCGCTCCGGAAGACAGGCATTGGCCCGAGGGTTCGCTGGTCCTTGGGGCAGGCTTGATCTCCCTATGGAAGAGCGGGTTTTTCAGTGGGATGACATCGCAGAGGAGACCGCAGGCCGAGAAGCCGACAAGATGCGGCAGAGAAGATACCGCATGGGGCTAGAAAACACGAAGGACAACTGGCCCAATGAGGGTTTCTATTGGAGAGAGATTCGCAACGAACCTTTTGCATGGGGCGACGAAGACTCTAATCCATACCCGCATCGAAATCTACTATGGAGATCATGATGAACAAAGAAGCTCAAACATCCCTACTGGATTTCTTGCAAGACGCAATACCAGAACTACAACACTTTACGCTTCTCGTAAAGCCTGGACCATCTTCTGATCCCAATGTTCAGAGGTTATACGATATCTGGTCTGATGTTCAGAACAAAGTTGCTGATCGCAAGTTTCTTAGACCTCCAACAATGAGCGGAACTGAAGTATCGAAGCTTGAGTCATCCGGTCTTGTAGAGGTTCAAGGCAAGTATCTCAAGGTTACATCTAAGGGTGTTGATGCTATAAAGAGCATGATTCTCCATTCTGAGAAATCATCGTTCAATAAGTCTGCTTCTTCTGCTGGAATGACCAAGGTCGCTCAGCAACAGATGGCAGAGCAGCCAAATAACTGGTATGGCCAGCAGCGAGCTATCGAGCAATCAAGAGCAGAAGAGTCCATATCCGCAGAAACAGAGATAGAGAAAGATGAGCCATCGTCAGACGACATATCTGATTGATATATCTCCGAAGCAAGTCAGAGTTCAGACCAAAGCTAAGAATAAGCTTCTATGGTACGACTCAGATGAGAACAAGATGCTTGAGTTCGAGGGCGGAAAACTGACGCCCGTTTTCGACATGAGGTTCAAGAAACTCGTTCCAAAAGTAGAGGATATCTATTACACGAGTTACTCAACCGAATCTAATGAGCAGAAAGTTATCGATTGGATGAGGAACTATGGAGGCAGATTCGGGGCCGAGATCAATAAAGAGGAAAGCAGCAACAGAGAAATAGCAGTCGATATCGACTCCAATAGTTCTTCTGTTTTTGAGTATGCACTTGACAGGCAAGGATTCAGGTACGAGAAACAATGAAGATTATAGAGTCTCAATCCTATAAAGATCGTATGAGCGGAGGCTTGGCTGATGATAAGAAGCCTTCAGACTTTGACCAGAAGCAACTAGAGGACGGCATCAAAGTTGAATACGAGCATACAAATGATAGAGAAGTGGCTAGGGAGATAGCTATGGATCATTTGACGGAAGACAAGGACTACTACAAGAAGCTCAAGAAGATGGAAGGCGATGGAAGCTAAGCTAAGAGTAACAGTTGCAGATACGCCAAGCAAGCAGGCCAAAGGTCTGATGTTTGTCCGTGAAATGCCTCGCGATCGAGGTATGCTGTTTTCTTTTTCCAAGTCTGATATACTGAGTTTCTGGGGACAGAATACCTATATCCCTCTCGATATAGCTTTCGCAGATGAAGATGGCGTAATCAGTAACATCGAGATGATCAAACCTCTTAGTTTGAGACCGGTCAAGAGTTCGAGCAAGTGCATGTATGCTGTCGAGGCCAATGCTGGCTATTTCGATGAACACGGCATCGGCATTGGAGATAAGATTGTTTTCGCGGAAGAGGGCGAAGAGCTTTCGATTCTGAGCTTTCGCAAGAAGACCGACCTATCGAGATACTCGATGTTTGGCTCCGAAGCGGTAAAGAAAGCTCAGCTTATGGGCAACGAATACGGCTTCGACATCAACGATGCTCAGAGAGAGGAAGAAGAGCAGGCACGATCGAGATATGAGTCTCTTCCGGTTGTTTCTCCCGAAAACGTAGGGGACATCCTTGTAGACCAAGAGTTTGAAGATACGCCTCAGCAGTTCGTTGATCAGCCATCTGATATGCCGGAACCAAAGGTTCCAGAGACGGATTTACCTCCGGTTGAGCCCTCTCCGGAGCCTATTCCTGAATTTGACAATGTATTCGATGCGATTGACGAATACGCCAAACCAACCGTAAACAACGATTTCATGGGTTCAGCGATGAGAATCGACTACACGACAAAGAGCGGGAAGTCGATTGCGAGGGATATTGAACCCCATGGGACGTTTCATGCCGATACCACTGGTAATGAGATTCTGGTCACATATGACAGAACTGCAGGAGGTATTCGAGCGTTTATCATGCAAAATATTAAAGCGTTCGCTTTATTAGATGACAAGTTCGAGCCTAAGTTCAGGGTCGAAGGATGAGGATTGCTATGAATTCTATCATTGAAACCATCGTAACTATAGCCAATCAGCTTGATGACAGTGGCAATGATGCTCTAGCTGATACTCTCGACTCATTTGCTCAGCGCCTCACTGACATCAAGGTTGCTCAGTATGTTGGTTCGCAAGGCTACTGGATGCGCAACACTCGCTGTTGGGCTAACTGCTACAGAGAGAAAAGGGCTAAGAACCCCAACATGCCAGCCCAGGAAGTATGGACCTCTTGCCATGAGGAATACGTCACTGCTATGCAGAACGAAAACTCAGGAAAGTCTACGGCGTCTTGGGACAAGTATGCAAGCTCGAATAAGAAGAGCAGCTACGATGGCATCTTCGACGACGAGTTCAACAAGCTCATTGAGAGTCATGTTGAATCCGGCATGGACAGGGGACATGCGATCTTCGCGGCTATTGACGACATGGAAATGAAGCCATACGATGACCTTGTTGAGGCTTCTCAGCAAGCATTCGATCTTGCCGCGGAAATGTTTGATAAGTCGCCAAGAGAAGCTGTCAAGATTGCTCAGGCTGGCGAAGAACTTATCAAGGAAGCTCAATGGTGGCGTCGTCGCATGAATGACATGGCCGCTCCTGCTAGGGGTCTGCGTCAGATGTGGAATCCAGCAGTTATGGATTCCAAATCGCAAGGAAGCCTATTCAAGTCAATCAACAGTCTTACAAGGGCAATGCAAACGGTTGTCCAAGAGAAGAACAATCTTGTAAACCTTGCCAGACAGTCTGGTATGGAGCAGATTGCTCAGGAAATCGAGACTCAGATTCCTCAAGATTCGCTCATGCAGATCGCCAATGGATTGACAAGGGTCAATCAGTTTGCTCAAGATGTTACGAACAGAGAAACCGGCGGCGAACGAGGAAATGCTGTTCAGCGAGGCCTCAACTGGCTTGGTAATCAGCAGCAGCAAGGCGCTGACAAAGCTCGCCAGTCTGACGAGTTTTTCGCAAATCAGCGAGGAGAGAACTCAGGAGAACCTCAGTCTCCTCAGTCAAACTTCGTAGGGCAAGGTCTTGATGGTCAGAATTTTGATGTTCAAAACGTTCAACCTCAGGATAGCTCATATCAAACAACCGACACGAGCAATATTGTTGGCCCGGGTATGAATCCGCAGCCGCAAGCTCCTCGGCAGCCGCAAGCTCCTCAGCAGGAGCCTAAGCGGTCTCCGATCATTACTCCCTCTGATATCAACCAAAGCGTAATACAGAGCAACCCAATCCTTAGAACGCATGCCAGCATGGTTCCGACCATCGTTAGCGTAGCACCGGATATGGCCGCTCTAGATCGCCTCTTTGCCCCTTACTTGGGGAACAGACCTCAGATTCAGTCTGACTCAAAGTCCTCTGATAAAATCAAGAAGACAGCTAACGATCCGCAAAATAATGGAGGAGATTTGAGGTCTCAAGTCGAACAATACCTGAATGGGCTTGATAGCAGAGATGTTATAGCCTTGTATGAAGCGTTAAAGGAGCTTATCCAAAGTAGTCAAGGAGAAGCCTCTTATAGCGGAGATTCGACGCACTCGTCGTATTCTTCGTCAAAGAAACAGGTCAAAGCCTCAGTTGGCAAGACCTTCAACCTGTCCAAGTTCCGTGATGGAGGAGCCACGCAATGAAGTTTTTCACGAACAAGATTTCAACTAACAGCAACGGTAGATTCAGCGATCTAGTAAAGAAGATTGCCGAAAGCGATCAGCAAGTCAAGACGGCTTCCGCCAAGACTGCTGAAGAGAATGTAGAAGATGTCGTTTCTCAGGAAGAGAACGCAAAGGTCGAAGCCAAGTCTGATACCAAGGTTGTCAAGGCTGAGGCTGGCGTCGATGATGATGGCGAAGGTAAGCGAACCGATGTCCATCACGGCGAAGGTTCTCCAAAGGACCAGAACGGCGAACCAGAAGAGGACGGCGAGAACAAGACTGTCGATCCTGAGGGCTTGGGCTCCTCTGCCGAGGCAGAAGAAGAGGTCAAGATTGCATCTGAGGAAGGCGAGTCCGGTTCCAAGCTAGGAAATGGCGAGGGCGATTCTGGCGACAACCAAGAAGGCGTCAACAAGGGCCGCTTCCCTGACGAGTTCGAGCCAAAGCAGGAGTGCGAAGACGAGGGCACTGCCGACGTTGAGGCATCTGGCGAGAAGCAGGTCAAGGAGGCAGGCGAGCTTCCGGAAGCTCTCAAGGAGCATCAGTTCGGCAAGAAGGACTCCGAAGACAAGAAGGACTCCGAAGGCAATGACGATGCAGATGGCAAGGACGATGACGCTGAGAAGGAGGGCTGCTCTGCTTCGGCGACGAGCAAGCTTGAGCGCGTTGCAAACCTTACCGCTCCGGAGAAGAACCGTCTCAAGTCCTACTTCCGCCGTTACTACCCGGAGAGCTACGCAGACGCTTTGACTCAGGACAAGTAATCCCTAGAAACACGGAGGCCTACCGAGATGGCAATCATACCTAATGGCAGGCGGAGGGTTTCGAGAGAGGCTCAAAGCCTAGATTATCAGAGAACCGGACTAGACGGTGCAGAAATCTCTCAAGAGGTGGCTCAACCTGCGCCTGAGACTACCGGTCCGGCTACTGATTTCAACGCTCTGCAGAATCAGATAGAGCAGCCATCGCCGCAGGCAGAAGTTCCGGATATGTCTCAAATGAACGATGAAGGCCAAGGCCAATCGTCCATGGAGGGCAACAACATCGCCGAGTTCCGTAATCAGCTAATCGATGCATTGGCTAACGTTGATGTTGATCCTGAGCGAGCAAGGCTCGTAGCCAAGAAAGCGTTGACTATCGGGTACAAGAACCCCCAAGAGGACATTCTTGCGGGCGAGTTTCTTGTTCCGGCTAAGGATAACGTCCCAATCACTCAGGTCAAGTCTGTTTTTGCTCCTATTATCGAGCAGAACGGATTTGCCCTAACTTCGCTCAAGCCTCATCAAAATACTGGCAAGAGCGGTAAGAAGGTTGTTGATTATTGGAAGTTGGAGTTCGAGACTAAGACCGAAGACCCCAACGCCATGCAGATTGAAGGCGATTATGCCGACCTTCTTGAGCAAAGCGGAATGGGCGGCGACGGCGAATCTATGCCTGTCGCTGCTCAGAGTCAGCATGCTCTTATTCGAAACGGAAGAAGCAAGCTCTTGGATTTTATGCTCGAAGAACTTGCTAGAAAAGGGGAATCCCAATGAGAATTCGCAAAGTATCCGACGAGAACCAGCTAAGCGTATTTGATGTTCTGGCATCGAATCACGTTCCTCTTAAGGATAGAGAGCCAGAGATGAAGCAGCCTCGTCAGAAGGAGGCTGATCGCTCATGGGCCGAGGATTCTCCTGCGGCTAAGCTTGAGCATAACACTCCTGATGAGGTCAATCTTGCTCGCAGGGGCAACAGTATTCGATCTGCACGCTGCGCTCCTGATGGCATTACCAACGAGGGCGGTTCGTCCAATGGCTATGGAGTTTCCGGTCGTAACAGCATTTTTGATTCGGAGGTTCTTGATCGCCTAGCTGAGGCAGAGACGAACCGAGAGAAGACCGCTCAAGAGCGAGCATCTGCCGATGACATTCGCAAGAAAAAGGCAGACGAATGGAAGGCCGCATCGCAGCAGCAGCTTGGCGAAGGAGATGAGGATTTTGAGGCCCGTAGAGGTCCGTCTGTCAATCGTCTCGACACCGAGGCCAACCGTCGTCAATGGGTTCCTCAAAACTCGATCAGCATGTTTGATAACGCTGACTTCGAGCGTATCGCTGAGTCTCAAGGAGAGTCCATTCAGCCTCGTCAGGCTTCTAAGGATGATTCTTGGAGGCAGGCGAAGAACGCCAAAGCTCACTCGATCCAAGAGAAGCAGAACGAAATGGTTGATCGTCTAACAGAGGCCTCTTCTGAGGACTCGTCATACAGAAGCATGCATCAGGATGCAACTGATCGACTGTTCAATATTCTGAAGGAACAGCAGGACAAGTAATGGCAATACCTCCGAACGCTCAACAGATTCTTGACGAGAACAACGATTCGTTGAACAATATCGTTGACAACTCACTGGGTGTTATGCCGGAGGGACTTTCTCCAGAGGAGCAAGAAGAGTTTCGGGCTAGACAGTTGGCTCAGATGCAGTCCGGTCAACAGCAAATGCAGACATTGTTTCAGGCGAATACTGAAATCAACGATGCTACCGAAGACGCTATGAATAAGCTGCCTGCCGCTGCTGGCTCTTACTTCGACCTGACCAAAGAGGCTCAGATGGAAATGGGTCAGCCTGTAATGGATCAAGGCATCGGAGAGTTTGATTCTCACATTGACTTGTTTCAATATTTGGAGCAGAAGCTAGCTAGCGGGCAACCGGAAGCTATCGATGAAGTTCGCAACGAACTGTTTCAGATAGTAGGAAATCAACCAACTGTCGATGAACAGGGTATAGAGCAGCCGAATCCGCGGCAAGTAATAGCGGACTCGCTTCAAGAATACCTAAGAGCCCTTCAAGAGGGCAATGAGCAAAAGAGAGCTAAGCTAGCTATGACCATGTTCGAAGCTATGCCGCAAAGCGACCAAGGAGACACCATGGTACAGGGAGTTAAAGAGGTTGTAGCGGAGTCCAACGAGACTATCCGTCGCCTCGCTAAGAGCCTGGCTTCACGCCAGATGAACAAGCAGGCGTCTTCTAGCAAGGCTTTCAATCTCAAGAAGGAAGCTCAGCATAAGGGAATGGATAACGTCATTATGCACGGACCAGAAGGGAACCGTATCGATCCCTTTACTGGACAGCTTATCAATGATTGGCATGTCTATGAGCGCAACAAGGGTTGGGGTCTCAAGATGGACGATGCTTTGTTCATTGACTATGAAGCTCTTTGGCGCGGACATATCATGGACAAGTACAGCCGTCCCTACAGAGATGAGGATGGAAACTATGTCGGCGGTTACATTGAGAAGCGGTTTGAAGTAGATAAGTGGATTCCGCCGGGCAATAACTATCAGTTGAAGCCAGGCGAAAAGCGTCGTCCGTACCTTCCTGAATATCGCTCTACCGAAGCCCGCATGCAGCATATGAGAGCAAACAACACTGATGAAGGCAGAGTTTACAATGACACAACTGAGCCATTCAACTGGTCAAAAATGGCTTCTAGCAAGAAGCAAACTAAGACCGCTCAGTTTGATCAACCTCAAGGCATGACTTTCATTGTCCAAGATTTGCAGACGGGTCAAGAACTTCAGAGACTTTCTGCTCCTGGCAAGGACGAGGCTCTTCAGCAGGCTCAGGCAATGGCTAGACAGCGCAGTCAGCCGGTTCTTCTTCTTACCTACGATATGGCCGCTGATGAAATGGACCCTATCGAGGAAGATATGATCTGGCCGGACGAGGCGGCACAGCCGGTTGCTGCTTCTGCAGATAGTAAAAAAAAAGTGAACTGAAGGTAGCCGATCTGGCTCCTAATCCAATCGGGCGGCCTAAGAGTGATCCATTTGCTCTTTCGCCGCTTGGTCTACGCGAGCCCGGACAGACCGGCGATGAAGCGCAAAAGGCTATTGCTCCGGCAATGAAAAAGGTCTGCCCGGTTTGCGGATCTGACAACGGACCAAACGATACGGTCTGCGTGAACTGCAGCGCTTCGCTTACTGGAAATCAGAAGATGGTAGATAGAAGCCCTACTCCCAAGGGGGAGCAGGGTAATCCTCTCGGGCACGTTACCGCTCAAGGCGTAATGCCAACAAATCCCAATGTTGTCAAGAGAGACATGCCAGAGTCCATGAATCGCAGAGTTAAGAGACAGCCCGTTTATCGGGAACTATCTGATGATTTTGTCGATTCAATAGAAGATGAACACCTAGATCAGGTACAGCATTCTGCTGACCACTTGGGTCTATAAGGAGATGAAACACTATGGCAAACAAAAAGCCTATCAAGATGCAGCTACCAACCAAGAAGGCAGAGAACATTGCTGCCGCAGCTAAGGGTCATACCGTTATCGGTACGACTCAAAAAGCTGGCACGACAATGGGAATAGGATATGGCAAGGGCGATACGGTATCGGTCCCCTTGACAAGAGCGGCTCAGGCAATCGGCGGCGGAGCATCGGTGACGATGACGCAGCCCATGTTCTTTTCTCCGCTGCATACTCCGCAAAACTGGCAGATTGCTAGTAAGCGTCGAGAAGTTTACCAGTGGGCTCGGTTCTATTATGAGAACGAGCCAAAGGTTGCAGCCGGTATCGATTTCTATTCTCAGTTTCCGATCAATGGCTTCAAGCTTGAATGCAAGAAGAAAAAGATCACTGCATTCTATGAGAGACTTGTAGATAGGCTTGAACTTATCAGGTGGTTACGTCTTATATCTCATGAGCGTTTTTTGCTAGGCGATGTCTTCGTCTTCCTTGAAATAGACTCCCCTGATACGAGAGGTGAGACTGATCTTGATCCTGATGAAACTCCTACTCATGCAGACGGAACGTTCAAGAGGATCATGGTTCTCAATCCGGACTGGGTTGAAGTCTATACAACTCCGCTTGCTGACGAACCAGAGATTGTTATGCTTCCGGATGACGAGCTAAAGAAGATCGTCATGACTAGGCAGCCTGAATCTGTCTATAAGAGACTTCCTGACAATATCAAGCAACTTGTTGCAGCGGGTCGTCCGATTCGTTTGTCCAATAACGTAACTAGTCACATCAAGCATGGCGGCTCTCCATACGGAACATATGGGGATTCGCTTCTGCGTCGTCTGTTTACAATCTTGGCTTACAAGACGAAGCTGATGACTGCGAACTGGATCGTAGCAGAGCGTCTTATTCTTCCAGTTCGAGTTGTCAAGGTTGGCGAGAAAGATCGTCCGGCGGCAGAAGATGATATCGCAGATGTCGTTCAGCAGTTGTCCGCGGTTGCGAATGACCCCAACTTGACGATTGTCACTCACCATGCATTCGACTATGAATGGTATGGAGCAACCGGTAAGATTCACAACATTACCAATGAGCTTGAGCAGATCGGCAAGGAAATGCTCGATGGACTCATGCTTAACCAGGCTCTACTCAACGGCGAAATGAGCGGCTATCAGAACGCTCAGGTTGGTGTTGAAATGCTTATCCGTCGCCTTGAGTCTTGGAGAAAAGAGCTAGCTCAATGGGTAGAAAAGAACATCTTCTTGCCTGTAGCCAAAATGCAAGGATTCATCGATGAAGAAGAATCTGACATGCTCGGCGAAACCGTCTACTTGTACCCAAGAATCAAGTGGGACGACCTCAAGCTAAGAGACCCAACTAACCGTATGCAGATGGCAATGAACCTCCATCAGAACGGCACCATATCTACGCAGACTCTTCTTGAGATGTTTGAGCTTGATTACGACCAAGAGGTTGAACGGATTAGAGATGAGCAAGTTCAAACTATGGGCAATGGTCAGGTCATGGGAGGACAACCCGGAGGAGGCATGCCCGGCGGAGGTATGCCCGGCGGAGGCGGAGGTATGCCTCCTGGCGGCGACCCTATGGGCGGCGGCATGGGCGGAGCCCCAATGGGAGGAGATCCTATGGGCGGAGGCATGGGCGGAGCCCCAATGGGAGGCGCTCCTATGGGCGGAGGCATGCCAGCAGCCGCTCAAGCAGCCCCTCAAAAGGTGACAAAGCGAGGCAAGGGCGGCGATAAGAAGGAAGAGGAGATGCCGCCTGTCCAAGTTCAAAGCGTTCAGCTAACAAAGCCTGAAGCAAAGGTTTATCGCATCCTCTCTAACATGCAGTTGCCTTTCCAACTGTATGCTCAATACAAGTATCAGGTGCCGGGAGAGCAGCAGCCGTACCTGCTTGATTTTGCTCTTCCTGATCTTGGTTTGAATATCGAGGCAGACGGCGAGCAGTGGCACTCAACTCCTGAAGACAAGAATTCTGACCAAAACAGAGACTACAAGTTAGCTGAACAGGGATGGACCGTTATACGGGTTTCTGAGACGGCATTGAATGAAAATGTCGAGGGAGTAGAGAACCTTCTTGCGGAGAACATCAAGGCCGCTCTCGATCAAAGAAGGAAAATGCAATCAAAATCAGCAAATGCTAAGATAACCAGCTATAAGTTTGGCAGAGCAGAAACGGGCTTGCCTCGTTGCAGCCTCATAAAGACAGATCCTCAATACGAGAATGACTGATGCAAGAAATCTTTGATCTCAATAAGGTTGCCAAGCATACCGGAGGTAGAACTCCGATCAAGGACAGAGGCATTAAGTGGAAAGAATCATACGCAGACCGTACTGCGAACATGAGGAAAAAGTTCAATGATGCAATCGGTTACGATTCTTATATCAGGTATGAAGGACACGATCATACAACTAACTCTGACTACTACATTGTCATAGGCCCATCTGTTGAAAAGAATATGGGCAAATGCTTTTTCGCGGGCGTAAAGAAGCTTCCGCCTCCGAGAGAACGAGAAGGCAAAACCTTTTCTCCATACGGGGAGTATTTCAAGACCATGAAGGCCGCTCATGCTTATGCAACCGAGAAGTGGGGCGTTCCCATGAAGAAGAACCTCCCTAACTACACGCAAGCTGATTTGGCAAATGTAGACATTCCGTCGCACATCAAGGGGTAACTATGAACATAGACAATCCAAGACAGCTACTCAGAAGGCTTCGCAGAACTGCGGATATGCCCCTGTTTCAAGACATGGGCGGTCAGCTTTCCAATAGAGGCCTTCAGTGGAGCAGGTTCCAAGAGGGTAGTTTTGCAAACAACAAGCTTCCTGAGGAAATGGTTTCGCAGATAACTGCCATGCGCTCTATGTTTATGGAGTCGTTTTCTCAGTTCGCGATCAACGATAAGACAGGACGGGCTTTTGATGCATTCAAAGGCATGATCTTCACTGTTTTTGCTCCTAACTTCATTGGGGACGACCTTCCGCCGGAAGCAAAGCTTTCTCCGGAACAGCAAGCAACCCTTGATTTTGCTCGTAATAACAACATTGTTCTTCCTAGCCAAGACGAGAATCCAGCTAAGCAGATTGGAACCGATTGGTGGTTCAGTCATTACGCATATGCTTGGAAAGATCAGTTTGAGCAGGGTATCGAGGATGTTGGAGCAAGTCAGAGCAACAAGGTTGTTACGGTCAACAATCCTGAGTTAGCTCGATCTAAGGGTATTGATTACGGACCCGTTCAAATTGCCCCTACTTCAGGCGGCGGTTACGGCGTATTCATCAATACTGATGCGGGAGGATCAGAAGGCGGTCTTGTTCCGATGCTTGGTATTCAGGCACCTCAGAACATGGATAAGTTTTTCATGAGCCCGGGCGGCAGCTTCAAGGGACTGAGGCCAAACCAGTCCAATATCATTCTTCCTGAAGGTCCGCAAGGAAATAGGGTTGAGTACGCCCGACAGGCAAGGCCTCGTAACAGATCGGGTCTTAGCTCTGAGCAGCTTGCGCAGATAGAGCAAGTCAATCAGTCCATCAATGATGCCCGTCAAGATGGCACCCTTTGGCAGTTGCGCCTTGCCGAGGACGGAACCCTTTTTGCAAAGAGCGTTTCGACTGGCGATGAAGCTCCGCTTTCCAAGGCGATTGTTCAGCAGTTGATCAAGCCTGAATACTTTGAGGGCATGCAGGGCGTTGTTCCTGCTAAGACTCGTTCTGATCAAACAAATGAAGCTGGCGTTGGCAACATGGGCCGCTGGAAAGTAGACGATGAGGTCAAGGCTCAGATCATGGGCGATCCATCGAATCCATACTCTAATCCGCGAAGTGTTTCTGCTCTTCGACAGTTGCGCATAGACATCAACGAGATGAGAGGCGGCAACAGGGTCGAACTCAATGGTTATCACATCATTACTATTGGGCCTAAGTTTTCTAACCCCGAGAACCTTGGCGAAGGACAGACCACATCTGCTCCGGGCTTTGTTACGCCTCAGACTATGGTCAATCCCGCTGATCAGTCGGTCATTCCCGTCGTTGAAAGAGGAACTAAATGGGTTGTTCTTGTTGACGAGTTCCAAGGAGAGAAGTTGAAGTCGCAGGGTCGTAGAAGCAACCCCAAGAAGAAGTCTGCCGAGTTCGATGACCTTCATAAGGCCTTTGAGTGGGCGAAGGGCCAGTATGGAGGAGATACTTCAGCATTTGATGTTGGAGAAAGAACCATCCGCAAAGCTATGGATGCTCTTCAGGCTTCTAGTCAGGCTGGCTTTGATGCAAACAACCAGCAAATGCCTGCTCCGCAGCCTGCAGTTGACCAGATGCCAACTCAGCAGGTTGGAGTCAATCCCGCTCAACCGCCGATGAACAGTGGACAGGATATGCAAGCAGACAACCGTATAGCATCTGCCAATATTAGAAGAATGATGAAGCGTATGTCGCTTTGAATGAAGGATTTTAGTGCATTTCTTTCTAAATCAAAGTAAAGCTTTGTCCAAACTCAAGAGGATATAACATGGCTCTAAACAAGAGAGGCTCTCATTCGATGCCTATCGAGGCGTTGAACATGCCCAAAAACTGGGACATGATCAATACATCGGGTCTTGCTAAGGCCGCTTCAATGACCAAGGATAAGGGAGTCGATCTTAATGGCTTCGACCTTGAAGCCGCGGCTAAAGAACATCCCGAACATCTGTTCGTCAAAGTCTTCGCCATCAAAAAGGATGAAGTCAATGATAACGGAGATGCTTTCTGCGAGGCAGAACTAAAGAGAGCAGCGCAGACTTTTATTGGCTGCCCCGTTTTTGTCAATCATCAGAATGATGATGTTGAAAAGGCCAGAGGTCGGGTCATGCATGCATGGTACGACGACAGCGCTGGCGGCATCTATTGTATCAATAGAGTGGACAAGGTTGCATATCCTCAGCTAGCGAGAGGCATCCAAGAAGGATACATAACGGGCACTTCAATGGGTGCCCAAGTTGGCTATTCTCTCTGTTCTATCTGCCATAACAAGGCTCATAGCGCGGACGAGTTCTGCTCTCATGTCAAGAACTCAAAGACCCGTAAGTTTTCGGGCAAGATCAAGAATGCTTACCACGATAGCCCATGCTCTCCGGAAGACGATGACCCGTTGACTGGCAAGAAGAAGGGCGAGGAAGAGATTCTTGAGCATAAGGAAGCTCAGGTATTCGAATGGAACTACGATATCAAGTTCATCGAGGACTCGTTTGTAGTAAATCCTGCATGTCATGATTGTCTTGTTTGCGACATCCTTGATGTTAGCAATATTCAGTCAAAGCTATCTTCTCAAATTTCAGAACTGCAAAAGGTTGCATCTAAGTATGAAGAGGGTATGGCTAAAAATCAGATCAGCAAGACCGCTGGCAAGATGGAGATTCAGGCTCTCAACGATGCCATGAACCTTATTGAAAAGGTTACTCGATCCATTCTGGCTCAGAAGCAGTATGTCGATATGGAGTATGCAAGCGATCTTGTTGAGGTTCTTGCTGATCTCCAAAGCTCAACAGATGAGCTTATTGAGATGGGTTACAGTTCTCTTCCTTCGCCAGACGAGGAAGACATTGCCTTTGGAACTGATGATCCTGCATCTCCGGCTGAGCAGGGGGGAGCAGAGCAGGTTTCACCGGGTTCTATTGGTCAAGATCAGCCTTCTCAGCAGCCTTCTCAGCAGCCTTCTGCACCGGCTCAGCCGCAGTTCAGCGGAGTCAGCAGTAGTCCTGCAGCGGAAGTAGGAACGGTAACTCGTCCGAACTTTTCTGCCGCATCGCAGGATACGAAGGAGGAATTTACCCGAACTGCTGACAACATATCAAAGAAGCTGCATCGAATCAATGCCGGTCTAAAGATGGCTTCGCAACTTTGGGAGCTTCGGAGGAAGCAAGTGACTGAACCAGATAGCGTTTATGAAGCATCAAACGGTAGCAGGAAAATCACTATTGCCAAAATGGACGATGGTGAGATGTATGTCGGAGAATGGCAGAAGGACAAGCTCGTTAGCTGGTCTTCTGCGGATAAATATGATCATGATTGGCGGATGATGATGGCGAACAAGCCTCATGAGGCCGCAAAGCAAATTCTGTCAAGTCTTGAAAAGGAGTCGGATTCAGCCATGGCTAAGGAAAACAAAACTGCGGCGGGTCGAGGCGTAACCGAGGAGCAGGCTGAGGTCATTACTCAGAAGCAACTTGACAAGGCCAACCTCGAACTACACGGTCGCCAAGAAGACCACTACAACACGATTACCGAGGGTTCGGAGCAGATCGGCGGAGACGAGAGAGTGAACGACACGACCTCGCAATCTCCTCAGGTCCGCAAGGATAACCCTTACGAGTTCATCACTGAAGCTCAGCTTCAGGAGATCACCGAAGAGCATATGACTCGCTGGTCTTCTTATCCGGAAGTTATTACCGAGAAGCAATGGGACGAAATGAGTCGCCTTGTTTCCTCGATCCTTCCGGACGATTGGACTGAATCCATTACTCAGCAGCAGCTTATCTCGTTGAGAGATTCGCATAGCTGGGTTGATCCAGACTTTATTACTCAGGAACAGCTTGAGAACCAGGGCTCTACCCTTCCTCAGGGCGATCAGACCGCTCGATGGAAGGCTGCTTCTACATTCGATGCAAAGGCCCTTGTTGAGGCGGCAACCGCTTCTGTTTCTGATGCAATCGCTAAGTATAATCTGTCTCCTGCCGATGTTCGCAAGGCCGTAGCTGAGTTCTCTCGCTCGCCGCAGCATCAGATGAAGGCAGCATATCTCACCTTGGTCAACGCTCTTCCTGCGAAGATTGCTGACCGCAAGGCTGAGCTTCACCGCAATAACTACTTTGCAAAGGTAGCTGGCCGTAAGTCCTCGGTCAAGCCGATCGACGGATTGCTTTCTGCTATTGCTGATAACATTGGTTATGCTTCTGCTCCTGACATGCTAGATGCAGTTCAGTTCGTATCCAATGACATGCAGGCATTGGCAAACTGCGAGCGTATTGCTATGCAGAAGCTCGCTTCTGTCGAGGCAGAGGAAGAGGTCGTAGACAAGCAGTCTGCTTTCCGTAACGCATTCGCTCAGTTGGAAGACGACGGACTTTACAAGGTTTGCGGAACTTTCAATGAAGACCTAGGAGGCGTCGATCTCAATGATCGAAGCACGTTTCTTCGATCTGTCTTGGCATACTCGCAAGAGAAGCTAAACGGAGCAGAAGTTATATTGTCGAATGTCAAGGTTGACGAAGATCTTGGAATCTTTGAGGCAGTTCTGAAGTCTGCATCCGTAGCAACCGAAGAGGAGAAGACTGCATTCTCTAGCCTTGGGCTAGCCAAAGCAGCCGATGCTGAAAGCGGTCGTCCTGAATCTGGCGAAAGCTTCTCGGCCTACGTCAACAGTCAACATGACGATGATGGCGAGGACAGCGACGGAGATGAGAAGACTGCATCCCGTAAGTCTAAGAGAGAGGAACTGGTAAGAGAAGCTCAGATGATGGGCGGACAGATGCCAGCAGGCCTCGGAGACGGCGGAGCAGGCGGAGCGTCCCTTCCAATGCCTCCGGGCGAGGCAGGCGGCGAAGCCGTCGAGTCGTTCGATGCTGGCACTGATGAAGGCTTTGATGACGCAGGATCAGGCGATCTTGAAGCAGCCCCTCCCGGCAGCCGTTGCCCGGTTTGCGGTTCTGATGACGTAGATATTATCTCCGGCAAGGGAGCATGCAATAACTGCGGCGCTGAATATGCAATGAAGGTTGACATCGAAGTCTTGAAGTGGCCAGGCACTATGGAAGGCGAGAACGGCGACGATGCTGGCGACGAGTTCGGAGGCGAAGGCCTCGCTCTCGAAGACGACGGCCTCGATCAAGAGCTTCCGGTAGCAGCATTTACTCGAATCACTGACAAGGCCATGGAGAAGCTTGCATCGAGCAAGATTGTCCTTGGAAGCGTCAGCCCGTATACCGGCTCGACCGATACCGTTGCTCTTGGCGATGGAAAGTATGTCTGCCTCGAAACCGGCAACCGCTACTCAATCCGTCAGGCAATGAAGGACGATGATCTTTACCTGCAATGGGAATGGACGCATCGTCCGGCAGCAATGGACTGCGAGCCATGCAAGTCTGCCCGCAAGACCTTTGCTTCGGCTCTCAAGGACTTCGGACTGGACAACAACGAGTTTGATCAGATGAGTTTGGCTGACAGAGGTCGCACTATCCTTGCCATGAACGACAAGGGACTGTTGCGTCGAGTCAAGACCGCATCTGTTGAGGGCAACTCGCTACGCCACTTCAAGCAAGCATACGCTATCGGCGACAAGTTCCCGGTAGAGCGCTGTAGAGAACTTATTGCTCGTCGCTTTGGCGAGAACGCTATCGCTATGAGCGGACCGGATGAGGGAAGCAACCTCGCAGACTCGATCTGCAAGAGGCTCTCCACCGCCGGTATCTACAGCGATAACATCGCTATCAAGGTAGCAGAAACTTGGAAGGATCCTGACGGCTGCGTAATGTGCCTTGAGGACTTCATCCGAGGAGGCTTTACTGCTAAGCAGGCTAGCTTTATCTGCGATCAGCTAAGAACTAAGTATGCTCAGGCAGTTGAGTTCTTGGCCGACGAGCTTGATGGCGACTTCGATGACGGAGGTATGGATGAAGTAGTCGTAGATGACGCCCCAATGGACGGATTCGAAGACTCCTTTGACGACTCTGTTGACCCATTCTCTGACGACATGGGCGGCGGCGAGTTCGTAACCGTAAACCTTCCTCTCGATGTTCTCGAAACGTTCGACGAAGAAATCGATAAGGCTCTCGGAGTCGATCCGGCAACCGAAGAGCATCACGATGAGTCTGCACTCCCAGAAGGCGACGTAGAGATGGCATTGCCAGAAGACGCTGCTGAGGATATTGGAGAGGTAGCAGATGAAGCTCTCGACACCGCTGTTGAGGTAGCTGATGGCATCGAGGATGCATTCGAAGGCGGCGATGGCGACGACGGCGATGATGATGACGACCCGTTTGACGGCGGACCATCCGGTTCGGACGCTGACGGCGAGCCAGACGACGCCGACAAAGAGGGCATGGGTATGAGCATGCCGTCCGGAATGGGCGATATGTCAACAATGTCTGCCGAAACTGCAGAAAATAAGAAGGAATCTTCTAGCGATTCTCAGAATGCTGAAGATAACTCAGAAGAGGAGCATTCAATGCGAGAAGCGTCTGACATGGCTGATGTATTCAAGAGGGGTCGAATCTCTTCGTCCCACAAGGTCAACCTAGACCTTTCCGCTGTTGCTGAGCTTCTGAGCAAGGAAGCTGGCGATAGCAGCATCACCCATCAGAATGTCCAAGATGATTCGGATACCAAGCCTTACTCGGCTTCCAATGGATCGGCTATGGGGCATGAGGATAAGTTCTCCGCTGAAGACCCATCTGCACCATCCGCAGGAACCGGAGCAACCATGGGCAATGAGTCGAATGACCTTGCCAAGACGGATGTTCCAACTGTTCCGGCTGGCGGTTCCCCAATGGGTAACGAAGGCGAACAGGGTTACACTCCTGAGAAGGGCCACGACTACACCGGCGGCGATCAGGGAGCAGGTAACAGCAAGGCTGCTTCTACCAAGGCTCAGCAGGACGATCTCGCAGAGCGTTTGATCGCAACTGCAGATTCGAAGCTTGATGAGGCCAAGCCAGTATCGGATGACGGAGACGTTCAACCGATTTCTAACAACAAAGACCACTCGCATACCCCGGAAGGCTCGAAGATCAAGCCATTCGAGGAGAGCGATCACGCAGAAACCGATTCGGTCCCTGAAGAGGGTTCCGGAGCGTTCATGGGCCATGAGGAAGAGAGCATCGGCGATGTTCCAAAGGCTCCTGATCATCAACCAGAAATCCCAGAGGGCGGCGGCGTAAATGAGCATTACGACAAGAACGATCGCTATGCCCCTGAGAAGCAAACAGATTTGAAAGGCACGGTCATCGCGCGTAGCGATGAGGAGTCTAAGACTGCCCGACAGAATGCCGCAATCCGAGTAGCTGGACGCATGCTTGAAGCTAAGAGAATCTCCGCAGAGCAGTTGCCTGCGAAGATCGCTGAGCTAGAGAGATATGAAGTCGAGCAGATCAAGGATTTTGAAAAGGCCATGTTCGGAGTTGTTCGCAAAGGGCTCGACACCGTAGCGCAGGGTTCCGAAACCGCATTGGTTATCCCTGAAAGCAGCAATGTAAAGGATGCTTCGACGGAACTAACAAAGCAAATCCAAGGGCTCTTTGAGCTTGATCGACGCAACCGCGCTGCTGACGACGATCCCAATGCAGACCTGAAGCGTTAAGGTATAGAGATAGTTCAACTCTCAAAAAAGAAACTCTAAGGAGAAAGAACAATGGCACTTATTGAAGTACAGCACCTAATCCCGACCTCGTTCGACGTTGATCCAGACCACGATGCAGTCAACAACCCAATCATTGAGGGACAGCTTGTCGCTCTTGATGCAAACGGCTACGTCACCGAGTCCAACGTCACGACTCGCGCAGTTGGTATCGCAGGCGACACGATCGCTTCCGATTCTGGCTACACCCCTTACGCTGCTGACATCGTTGTCAACAGCGGCGGAGCAACTCGCTCCACCTCGAACCGCGTCTCTGATATGTACAACGAGACTCTCGGTTCAGGTAAGATGACTGTTTACATTTCTGGCGGCGAGTTCTTGACCGACCAGTATGACGCATCGCCTTCGGCCTCTTGGACGCCGGGCGCTGACGCATACGCAACGTCAACCGGACTCTTCTCGCCAGATGACCCAGGTTCCGGTCGTATCGTCGGAACGATCCTCAGCGGTCCATCCGCTGTTGAGAGCGGCGTCCCAGGCACCGATATCCGCGGTTCCATCACGCTGGGCAACTTTGTCCGCATCAAGCTGGGCCTCTAATCTTAGTTAGAGACAGCAGAGGTTGATTCTTATTGACCTGTAAAGCAAGAAAGAAAACTCTAAGGAGAAAAGAAAATGGCACTAACTAAGATTTCTGATGACAAGAAGGAAGCGATTATCGCTCAGGCTCTAGAGACTGACGAGGGTCGCGTAGCATTGGCTCAGGCCATGGTCGAGCCAATCCGTCGTTCGCTTGAGTACCAGGCAGTCGGTCGTAAGCTTCTCATGGTTGACGAGTTGCCTCAGGGCGCTCTCGCTCGCTACGAGCGCGACCTTGCAGCAACGGCTCACATCGTCGCCCGTCGAGGCGCTGTTCCTGATCAGATTCAGGAAGGCGAGGAAATCCTTGTCCCAACTTGGGAGATCGCTGCTAACCCAACGATCCGTCTCTCTGAGATCAAGGCTCGTCGCTTCTACATCGTAGACCGCGCTCAGATCAAGGCTAAGGAAGCAATCCAGAAGGAAGAGGATTCTCAGATCTTCAACGCTCTGATCGCTGCAGCCGACAACCGCGCTACCGCTGGCGACCCGCAGGTCGTTACGGATATCGGTTCGCTCAGCACCACTTCCTTGAACTCGGCCTTCCGTTACATTGAGCAGCACGACCTCGTTGCAACCAAGATCGTTGTTCACGCTAACCGCTACGCAGATATCCGTACCTTTGGTAAGGACTTCTACGATGAGGCAACCCAGCGCGAAATCTTGACGACCGGACTCTACGGCCACCTCTGGACCGCAGACATCCACGTCTCCTCGCGTATGGACCCGGCTACCGTCTTGGTAGTTGCATCCCCAGACACCGTTGGAGCATTCCCGATCCGCCAGGACATCACTGTCCTTCCGGCTGACGATCCAAAGAAGCTCCGCCTCGGTTGGGTCATCTACGAAGAGGTTGGTATCGCGATCATCAACGACTACGCAATCGCTAAGATTGAAGTCACTGACGCATCGTAATAGAGACACCTAGTTTCTCTTAGAAATGAGGTCTCCGGAGCTTTGCTCCTAACCTCTTCTACCAAAACTTCTATGAGAAGGGCAGGCATTCGCCTGCCCTTCTTGTAATTTGAAGGTTGGTAGTCTATAGCTGTCGAAATATACAGAAACAGTTGGAGCGGCTCATGGCTAATAACTTCATTGACCCAGATGATTTTGATCTAATCTCTCAATCATACTCGAATGCGTTTGAATCTTTGAACTCAGCAAAGAGTCATTTATTTGATGCTGTGTATCGCATTGTAACTTCAAATGAGACAATAATCGAGATTGACCTGCTCAACGAGTTCTGGAACGTATATCAACTGAATTCGCAGTCTCTTTCGAGTCTAACCCCCTTCCTTTCGAGCGTTAGGGCTTTGAACAATCATATTCTCAAGCGAGCCAATGTTGTTGATGTGAATGATTACCTTGATGCATTTTCGATAGTTGTTCCAGATGCGTGGGCGGCTCTTAGCGAAGCTGTAGGTATGCCGATCGATGGACAATCGCCCATGGCTCCTCCGCCTCCTCCACCTGGACCTCCGCCTCCTCCGATATCAATGGCATCTAGCGGCGGCGGGACTGGCGGCGGCGGATCAGGCTCGTTTATGCCATAGGATGTGTATTCTCATCCCTTTGGAGCCATCTGTTCGATAATTGGAAAGTCGCAAGCTGCAATAACAAGGAGCAAGGAATATGAATCTGACAATCACTCTGCGAGAACTATCTCCGATTATTCAAAGTCTCAACAGCTTTGTGCAGGTACCGCTTCCTGCCAAATACTCATGGAGACTCGGCAAGGTCATGAAGAAGCTTCAGGCTGAAGTTGACGAGTTTACCAAGAGCAGAACCGCTTTGTTTGAGAAGTATGGCGAGCAAATCGAGGAAGAGAACAGGGCAAACCTGCCTCCGGGCACGCCTCCAGGCAAGCAGTTCAAGATCAAAGAAGAGAACATGGAGGTCTTTAGTCAGGAGCTTGAGGAGTTGCTCTCTGAGTCAATAACCATCAGTTTTGACCCGATCCCGCTTTCTCTTGTCGAGGGATCGTCTATGACTATCGCTGATATGGCAAATCTTGAAGTCTTCTTTGAAGATGACGAGCATCCTGCAGAAACGGATGTTGTTGAGCAAATTGCAACTCCGTCTGAGTCTGAAGAGGAAACCGAAGCAGTTTCCTCGAAGTGATAACTTGTAATGTCGCTGCAGTAGCGACTTGTATTTACGAAAGGGGTACATACCATGTCTAGTTGTCCATTTACCGCCGAAAACAGAAACTCCGCCCCCCAGGTACAAGATAAGCGAATTATGCTCCTCTCCGGAGGGCTCGTTAGCTAAGCCTAGGGCTTGGCTCAGGAACTCGCGCTAGGGAACTAGCAGCCCCGATTTCGGTTGGGGCCAGAGCAGGCGGACGACTCGGCATGGTGTGCAGAGAATCGAGAAACTCGATCAGCTAGGTTCGATTCCTAGGTCCGCAGCTTTAGTACGGCCCGAAAGGGCCGTATTTCATGTACTTGTCGATAGACCAGATATGAAGTTCATCAACTCAACTGGCAACTCAGTATACCTCGAAGACATTGATCGTAATGTTCTTTTTGAAGAGGGCAAGATCGAGTCTATCGACGTTGACGACATACTCAAGAGTAACTCGTTTCAACAGCTTGTTCTTCTTGGGGCATTTGATATTGTCGAGCATGGATCGAGTCGGATTGAGAAAAACTTGGCCCGACTTAGAGCCGAGAGGGATTCCGAAGGAAAGAATGATGAAACAGAAGATGAGGAGCCACGCATGCCGAGCGGCATAGAACCTGAAGTCATTATCAAGGGCCATTTCTATGAAGCCGGAGGTTACGCCAAGGTCAATAGGAACTTGGCATTCGGACTTGCTAAGTCGGGCATCAATGTAGAGATTGATGCAACGAATAAGCTCAAGAGCGACCTTAATGAAATCGAGGCTCGGGCACTAAATAGCTTGACTCGCAAGGTTGGCAACAAGGCCATTCGCATTGATAGCATCATCCCTAGTTTCAGCCGTATTAGTCCCAAGATGCCATATCGCATTCTTTATACGACAATCGAGGCGACCACTGTGCCCGAGCAGACTGTCAATGTTTGCAATGCGTATGATGAGTTATGGGTAACTTCCGATTTCTGCAAAACGGTTCTCGAAGAGGCAGGAGTAAAAAGGCCGATACTGGTCATGCCTGCAAGCGTTCAAACAAACTTGTATCATGAGAACCATGAAGCTCATGAATTTCGTCCCAAGCTCAAAGATTTTGTGTTCGTTAGCCTGTTTGGATGGGGATATCGCAAAGGCTATGATGCCCTCCTGAGAGCTTATCTTGAAGAGTTTGATGGCGACGATGATGTTTCTCTCCTGATTGTTAGTCGATATCAGCAATCCTCAAAACGCTCTGATGTCATACGTCAGGAGATTGAGAAGTTCATAAAGAAGTATGGCAAAGGTAATCCGGCTCATATAGCTCGATGCAGTAGGGTCATTCCTGAGCATGAGTTGCCTCGCATTTACAAAGCTTGCGATGCGTTTGTCCTTCCTTCTCGCGGAGAAGGATTTGGACTTCCATACTGCGAGGCCTCTCTCTGCGGGCTGCCTGTTATAGCTACAAATCACAGCGGTCAGACGATGTTCTTGAATAAAGACAACAGTAGTTTGGTCGATATAGATACATTAGCAAAGGTGACTCCTGGCAGTTCCCATGTTCATTATTGGGACAATCAGATGATGCCATCGTTGAAAAGCAACGCATTCATTCAGGACTTGGGTTCTGCAATGAGAGATGTCTACGAAAACTATGATGAAGCATGCAAAAAGAACAAGCTCTTGCAGTCTGATTTGCGAGAGAGCTACTCGTTCTCCGTAAACGCAGAAAGAGCGTCAAAGAGGTTGAAAGAGATATGGCAAGAGGTACGACCAAGCTAGTATTCGTTGATGCTGAAAACCAGCAGATCAGAATTATTGACAACGAAGTCAGACTCTATGGATGGAATGAAATACAGCAAGTAGCCGATGAAATATCCGGCTCGGAAGTTCTGTATATTACCTCTCTTGATAGGGTCAACGGCACGGACATCGTTGAGATGCTATCAGAGCATACCGGCAAAAGATATGTCGCTCCGGTCCGAACTGGCAGAAAGTATCTGCATACCTCGAAGCCCGGTAAGGTTATCGTTCCTCATGAAGACTCTGACTATGAGCCGCTTGTTTTTGATAGCCCGATTGACTTCAAGCCTTTCTCAGAAAAACTCTATACCATGTTTCCGACTCTCCGTCGATACATGGAACTCGACCGTATTGAGATAGTCGATGAAGGAGATATGCCGAGAATTCGCAAAGAATATAACAGCAAGGTGGGAGAAGTCAAGCGAAGGCAGCAGAGCGCTAAAGATCAGTCTCTAGATTCGATTCTCGTTCAAGATAGCGCAAAGAGAATCATTGATCGCATTGAGAATGAGGGCTACTCGGATGGACTTGATTCCGAGGAGCTTGATATCACAGATGATGTTAATGCTGCCGAGGACGGCCTTGCTGAGGAAAGCGACTTTTTTAGGACAGCAAAGGAAGCTGGCATAGACATAGACAATATGGATGAAGAATGACAACAGCAGTAATCTTACAATACGGTTCTCCTTGGATTAGCCTTGCGTCCACGACGTTGATCAAGGCTATGCACAAGAAGCATAAGAAGCTATCTCTTGATTGGGCAACCGACCAAGAGAGCTACTGTCTGTTTCAGCACAACTCTCGTATCAGAGATTTGATGGTTGGCTATGGACCTTTCCATAACCAATACGACATTGCGATCAACCTAAGCCCAACGGCAGAAGCCTGTTCCGTAATTATGGATATTGATGCTGATTGCAAACTGGGTTTTGGGGATATCGCAGGCGAAATCGGCTGCTTCAATACCGAAGCAGAAGAGGGACTAAGCGTCTTGAAGGACGGAGCTACTTCCGAGCGCCATATACTGCAGATTTTGTTTCGCATTGCAGGCCTTCGATGGAGGGGTGATGGCTACGACCTGGCTTATTACCCAAAGAACAAGATGAAGAGAGGCAAGACCGGCATTGCCATTGGAGATGATGATCTCAGGAGATATGTGAAAGACAATCTCAACTTGAGCCAATCAGAACTTTGGCATGTTCCGCTAAAGCAAAACCTTCTGAAGCGAATAGATGAGATCAATCGTTGTAAGCGGATTGTTACAGACGATCTGTTTGCTGCTCACGCATCTATTGCTATGAGAAAGCATGTTGAGTTTCTTGATAAGAACGGCCTGAATATCCACATGGAGTTTTTCGGAAACGGAAACCATATCAGGCTCAATCATGAAAACAAAGACATATAAGTGCCGAAAGCCAAATCCTAGACATGCAATAGCTTCTCTTAAAAAGCCAGCAAACTATTCATTGAGTAAGTTCGGCTTTAGGGGACTAAGCGGAGACGGTTTAGGAGTTAAGATATGCGTCATCGATACGGGCAGACCTAATACCAGTTTCATAAAGACGCCAGCTAATAACGCAATCGATTTCACCGAAACCTCTGTTTATGACTCCCATGGTCATGCAACAGGAGTTGCCGGTATGATGGTTGCCCGGTCTCCGGGTAACATGACAGGTTTGATTCCTCAAGCAAGCGTCATTTACGCCAAGGCGATAAAGGATGACGGCAAGGGCGACCACGGAGCGGTTCAGGCTTCTATCCTCTATGCTATCGTTCAAGGCGTAGACATCATTGTTATGTCGTTTGGATGCGAGTCTGCTCATCCTTCTCTAAGGGATGCAATAGCCAAGGCTTACAATAATGACATCTGCCTCATAGCTGCCGCTGGTAATGGCGGATCAAACACGAAAGATGCCGACTTTCCCGCAAGGCTACCTGAAGTATTGTCAGTAGGGCTGAAGAACTCTAAGGGCAAGAACGTGCAATCCCCATCGTCGGATGCCCCGGCCATTGATATTTCCGCAGATGGGCTATACACAACCTATCTGGATGACCGATTCATAAAGATGGGAGGTTCTAGTATTGCTGCTCCAATCGTAGCTTCAGCAGCAGCATGCGTAATACAGCGTCAGAAGGGCAAAAACGTCAAGCTGAAAGCCTCGGATGTTTATGAACAAGTTATGCATTCTGCAACTTGAAAAACGAGGTTTGAGGGCCTTTCTGATGGAATACAGAGTCGGAGACTTCTATGCCCAATGTACCTCGTCGAAGAATAAGCGAAGATTCCGGACCTGTTGACGCCTCTGATGTCACTTATGCTCCGATCGATCTGACTGATTGGGATAACGACCAGGATCCCGGCAACGTAGATGATGCGCTCGATGAGCTTGCAGATAGAACCGCCACAAACGAAGATCTCTTGAACGAACTGTTGCCCGCCGAAGCTCCCGCCCTTTCTAATATGTCAACCGATGATGTCGGCGTATCCGCTCGACTCTCTTTTGGGCCAACTGCTTCAAGTAACCCGCCAGGCTACACGAATCATCCGACCCTTGATGTCGGAGACCTCTTCAATACGACATCTCCAAACAGGGGCGTCATTTCTGATTCGCGAGATTTGGAAGGGACGCTCGCTGACAGCGTAACGGCTGATAGTTCAGGCTCGTATCCGGCTGATGCGTTCGGTCCGGGCAATGAGGGAACGCTTGCCTTGGTTGTAAATGGATCGACTGTTCATAGCGTTGATCTCAGTTCTTTCGGTAGCGGGGCATCCGTCAACGCAAACCTAAGCGGCTTTACTTTGAGCGCCTCGACTGCTGTTCAGTTCCCAAGCGGTTCTCCATTCAGCGGTCGCCAATACAGAACGGGCACCTGGATAGTCAAGGCAGCGGATCTTCGTAATGGCTACAACACTGTTCAGGTAACTCATACAACAAGCGGAACAAGCTCAACAGAAGAATACGTCTACATTGTAGATGATGATTCTACCGCTACAGTTATCAACGACTTGGCCTGGAGCGGCCTATCAACGAGCGGTAGCAAGTATCTATCTGGCGTTGAGTATCATACTGATGCCTCAGCCGATTTGACCGCAGATATAGCCAATGCGTATCGTAAGACATATTCAAACGGCAATGCCATTTCGTATCCAAACCCAAACAACTGCTCTCTGAGTTCTCAAGCTCTACCTAACCCCGGAGCAGACGGCTACACGGACTTCTTGGATGATATTTCTCAGTCCGCGAGTTTGAATGCTACAAGGATCATTACTGGTCTTACGACTTATGATGGCTTCAGAGCCAGAGTCCGATGCACAAGACCTTTGCTAGCAACGATTACTTCATCTTATCTCGAAGGTTTCAAGCTGCTCATAGACAGGCAATCCGCGACAAGCGGAAATTTGTCGAACGATTTCAATGACGAAGATTACCGAATACCAAGCAATGCGAACTTCGACAATAACCTTAGTTCTACTTGGGATGAGACGATATCGCTTGTTTCTGCTACCATCGGATACTCGGATGGGCTTCAGACCATCAATGGCGGGCTAAGTTACCCAACCCTTGATTTTTCTACCTCTACGGTAACTGATGGCCCGGCGGGCAATCCTGACTATTCTTCTGCAAGCGGAACAAGGTATTACTACGGGTATTTCACTAATGGAACAGGATCAGCTAACTTCCGCTTGACTCTAAACGGTTCTGGCGTTCAGGTTATACCGGAGGCTACAGCTTTTAGCGGCGCTGACGAAATCAAGATATCAATCAAGCTACCTCAGGGAGCTGGCAGCGGAACAGGCTGGCTTGATATTACTCAGCCGTTTGTTGAACCAAACTTCAACGACGGCGATGGATGCTATGCGGCTACTTTTGGAAATGACCAGACAATACCAAGTACGAACTGGGGTCTGAGCGTCGGAACGCGCAATACTGCTAACTCCTATGATAAGGTCTACTACCGTATAACGGCTCCAAGCACTTTTACCGGAAGTCTGACCGAAATCAGCATTGAATGGGCGGTTGTCTAAGATATGGCTCTTGACGCACAATCTGAACGCAATATTGCTCTGAAGAAGCTGTTTGCGAAAGCCCATACGGGCAACACGAAGGGCGTGCCCAACGAGAGCATTGCTTCGCAGATTTCTATTGCCGCGAATCAGATTATTGGACAGTCCATCGACTCTGATCCTGCTCAGGCGGTTGCTGATGGGGTAGCCGAAGTTATTGAAGTTGATCTTGTCCTTGACGGAACATCGAATGGTAAATCGTATCGAGCCCATTTTCCGTCTGCCTACAGCGGAGCTTTTGGAGCAGGAGTGGCAGGCGATCCGGTCGGAGAGTCAACTTTTGCGATTCCGTTCTTCTATAACAATGTCGGCGTTGAGCTAGACAACTCAGGAGGATATACAGCCAGACTTTTCGATAACGGGAGCGAGGTCTTCGCAGTTGATTCTAGGGACTGGGTGTTCGATCCATTTGCTGTTCTGATAACCTCAGAAGAGGATTTGAATCTATCGACAACGGGCACGATGTATTTGTATGTCTATACCGGAGACACGGTTCAAGACCATATAGATGCCCAAGATAACCCTCACAACGTCACTGCAAGGCAGGTCGGAGGTATTACTGAATGGCAGTCCAGTACGGGTTACGAGATAGGCGATATCATCTATATAGATCGAACCTCGTCTTATGGAGACGCCAATTTTACAAATAGCATCTACGTCTGTATTTCTGATCATACGTCAGATGGCTCAAGCTTTTTCAACGATCAGGCAAACTGGAAGGTTCTAAACTCTGGATATGAACACGTTCAGAGCGTGGCCTCTACTAGCTGGCAGGTCGATCATAGCTTAGGGAGGTTTCCTTCAGTTATGGTCACGAACTCTTCTGATGTGCTAATCGACGGCGAAGTAGAACACTCAAACACCAACAGACTTTTTGTCAGGTTCAATAAGCCTTTGACAGGAAGGGTCTATTGTACCTAAATAGTAGGAAGTATACATGGCTAGTCGCTCATTTTTCGCAGACATCAATCTAGACCAGAACGAGCTTCAGTTTGCCGTTCTGCATTCCCTTGCTTCCGCTCCAAGTAGTGGCACTGAAGTAGAGGGTCAGATATACTACGACACCGGTTCAAACACGCCGTTCTTCTGGAACGGTTCTGCCTGGACTTCTATGTCTTCTGCTGCGGCGTCCTCAGTTCCCTGGTCAGGCGTTACGTCAGGAACCAATACAAACCAGACGCTTGTTGTTGGATCGAATACCATATTCCTAATCGGCGACGGCACCCTTGAGTTTGAAGGCGCTGGCGCGGGAGATATGACGCTAGGTACGAACCTGACCGGAGCGACCGATAGGACCGTTAATCTTCCAGATGTGTCCGCCACGTCAACGCTCATAGCCTCAAGCGATACTCCTGCTGCAGATCAGTTTGTCGTTGCGACCGGCTCTACTGAGGGCATTGTTGAATATCGAGTCATTGCTAACTCCGACATCGCAGGAATATTGGCTCTTGACGACCTAACGGATGTCGTCATTACATCGCCAGCCAACCCTTCGTACCTAAGATATAATGGTTCCAACTGGATCGACGTTACGGCTGCGACCGTTGCGTCTGATGTCAATGGCTCTTTGGATCACGGAAGCTTGACTGGTCTGACTGATGATGACCACAGTCAGTATGTCTATGATTCGCCAACCTCAAGCTCAAGAAACCTTGTTACCGCTGCGAATGCCACAACGATTCCGCTTACTCTCCGAGGGGCTTCTTCTCATTCGGCTGAGTTGTTTGTTGTTGAGAATAGCGGCGGAACCGATTTGTTCTTCATTGCCGCAGATGGAGACCTAACAGCCAGAGGCAGTATTAAAGGCGGCGGTTCTGCCGGTACTGCTGATAGCACAGCGTTTATCCTTGACAACTCTGGTATTGGCGGCGGTCCAAGAACCTTTACATTCCCAAACTCTAGCGGCGAAATCATTACAAATAATGCTGCTCAGAATATCTCGGGAACAAAAACCTTTGGTAGCCAAGATATTCGTTTTGAGAGCCTTGTATCCTCTTCTCATGGATGGACGTTCAGCACCTCCAAATCTTCTGGTAATTTCGATCTCCTCACTGTTCCGCCTATTTCTACCGCTGCAACGCTTCTTGCTACAGCGGACGGAAGCGTAACTGCCGGAGAGTTTGCGGTTGCATCTAATACGACCGTAGGCGAAATAACATTCAGAGACCTTCAGTCATCGGATTTGCCTGCGATCTCTCTTGATGACCTTTCTGATGTCGTCATTACGACACCGGCCAATCCTTCGTATCTAAGATACAACGGTAGCAACTGGATTGATGTTGCTGAGTCTCAGATAGTAACTGATATTGAGTCTTCAATCGATCACGGTAGCATTGCCGGTCTGTCTGACGACGATCATACTCAATATGTCATTACCTCTCCTAGCGTATCTACCAGAAATGTTATCGAGAGCAGCAGCAACTCTCTTATTGGTCTTTCTCTTGAGTATGACGTTGCCTCTTCTTCTGCCGCATATCGTCCCTGGTTTGAAATACTGGGAGACACGAGTCTATCCGCCAATTTGTTTAGCGTAGGTATTGGAACAAGCGGATATCAAGTTCTCATAACGGATGCAACGCTAACCGTTGACGGAGCTTCTACTTTTGGTTCTACTGTTGTTATCAACGACGTAACAACTCATAACGCCCGAGTCGATATCGATGACAACTCTACTGTCAGATTCTATGACGATGACGATTCAAACTATGTCGCTATAGATGTCCCTTCTGCGGTAACTTCAAACTATACGCTAACGTTTCCTGATGCTGGGCCTCCAGGAGCCAACTACGTCCTTATGGCGGATGCTAGCGGCGACTTCTCATGGGTTGACGGTAGCGGCGTAGCCGTATCGGACCACGGTAGCTTGAGCGGCCTTGGCGACGATGACCATACGCAATACCACACTGATGCTAGAGCTTTGACATGGTTGGGAACCAGAAGCACTAGCGATCTGCCAGAAGGTACTAATCTCTACTACACTGATGAAAGAGTAGATGATCGCGTAGCTTCCTTGATACAAGACGGAACGGGCATCACATGGACTTATGATGATGGAGCAAATACGCTAACAGGCAATGTTTCTCTAGCTTCATTTTCGCTGGATGACCTGTCTGACGTAGACACGAGCGGGGCTTCTACAAACGATCTTCTACAGTTGAATGGAAGCGGAACTTGGGTTCCGATTGACCCTTCAACTGTCGGTGTAACCGACCACGGTAGCTTGTCTGGTTTGTCAGATGATGACCATGCACAGTATATCATTGACGATCCTGCGAATAGCTCTCGCAACGTTATTGATCCAACTGCAGATGACACAACGTCATTGACCGTTCAGGCTTCAGGAAACTCAGGATCAGCCAGCTTTAACATACTTGAGGTCAATAACTCTGCGGGCTCAAACCTGTTTGCGATTCAAGATCTATCAAATTCTTACTATGCAGAGTTTGATTCAACCCTCGATGGCATCCTAGTCAATGCGACAATGACATTCTTGGGAGCCGATATTGAGCTTGTCAATGGTTCTTCAGAGACAATTACGATACAGCCTCCGGCTTCGGTTACGGATTGGACATTCACTCTACCGGCTGATAGCGGTTCTAGCGGCGAGTTCTTGCAGACAAACGGTTCGGGAGTTACGTCATGGGCAACGGCTCTTACATCTGTAGCTCTCGATGATTTGACAGATGTTGTCATTACATCGCCAGCCAACCCTTCGTACCTTCGCTACAACGGTAGCAACTGGATCGATGTTGCCGCTTCGCAGATAGTTACCGACATCGAATCTTCGATCGATCACGGCTCAATTTCTGGTTTGTCAGATGATGACCATGCACAGTACATCACTGACGCACCTACAAACGATACCAGAAACCAGATAGTCGGCAACAACGGACAGAGAATGCTATTGGATGCCACCAATGGCACTGGCGGTCTTTACTCTTCTCCGGAGGGTGATACAATTTTCCGCGTTCAAACTAATGCGGGAGACGACTATCTAAGATTTAATGCCACTTCAAACCTTACGATGGTCATGCAAGTGAATGCCACGAACTTGCAGTTGCATAACAATACGCCGATTGTTTTCAAGTCGGCATCAACCAATGCAGCGGACGGCGTTTCGCTCAGAGCAAGCGGAACGATCTCATCTAGCTACACGATAACCCTGCCGGGCTCCGGACCTGCTGCGTCAGGCAACATACTCTATAACACTGGATCAGGAACAATGGCATGGGGTAGCCATAACAACTTGTCTGGCCTAACAACCGGCGACCCTCATACTCAGTATGTAACAAAAAGCCCAACCTCGACATCCAGGAACCTTATAACTGCAGGAAACTCTACAACTATACCTCTTACTGTTCGAGCGAATGCAACGCAGGCTGTTGATGTCTTTGTTGTCGAGAATAGCGGAGGCACTAACTACCTAACTATTGACAATGGTGGAGATGCCACCTTCTCGCAGGATGTCATTATTACCGGAGACCTAACTGTCAATGGCACCACGACGACCGTAAATACGACGGAACTCATTGTCGAGGACAATATCATCGTTGTAAACTCGGCTGGTACCGTTCAGAACGCCGGTCTTGAAGTAGAAAGAGGGGCCAGCGCCAATGCCTCGATCTTCTACAACGAGACCTCAGATGAATGGTTCGTCGATAATGCAAGTGTCAGCCTGCAGATTGCACGCAAGTATGTCGATACATCAACGATAGTCGGAGACTCGTCTACGGACACGTGGGATATTACGCACAACATGGGTACGTCTGACGTTATAGCGGTAGTTTATGACTCAAGTGACAACCAGGTTGAGACAGAGATTGTTATTACGGACTCAAATACCGTAACGGTCAACTTTGCCAAGCCTCCTGCGACATCAGTTACCTATCGAGTCGTTGTAGTAGGATAAAAGAATGCCATCGAGACCATTCTTTGCGGACATCAAGTTTGATGCGGACAATCTGCTCATAGCCTATGGAGAAGGATCTCCCGAATCTTCTAAGGCAGCAGATGTTTCATCACTGTATTTGCGCTCCGATGCAACCGATTCGGCAACCAGTCTTTATATCAAAGATTCAGGAACAGGCAATACCGGATGGACCCCTGTTGCCGTAATACCATCCGGAGCTTCTGCCGGAATGGTTCCATTTTTGGCTTCAGATGGCAACCTTGGGGTTGAATCTGTAGGAGCTTTTTACTGGGACGCATCTAACGATAGACTTGGCATCAACACAAGCAGCCCTCAAACGGCTCTTCATGTATTTGACAACGGAGCCTTTACCTCTCGGTTGATTTTCCAGACCACTACTACCTCGAACGCTCCTGGCGTTCAGTTGCAATGGGACGGAGCAGGCACTCGCCGAGTCCTCATGAGAGGTATAACGGTTGGAACTCTTGGCGCTGCCATAGAGTTCTATGCCAAGCCGGATTCTGCTACTGCTGTTCAGAACTACATGACCATCGAAGCCGATGGCGATGTTACTATCGAGGCAGGCGACCTTGTTGTTCCGAATATGACTGCTTCGGTAGAGTCTGATGTTGTCTATTATGATTCTGCTACCGGCTTGCTTAGTTACGGAACCGCCCCGTCTGGCGGAGGAGGCTCCGTAGATGGATCCGGAGCAGCAGACCAGATCGCCTATTGGGTTGATTCCGACACATTGACTGGTTCTGCTGACTTCTTGTTTGACGGATCGGTTATGACGGTTCCTTCGGATACGACTCCGGGCAATCTTTCGATCACATTCGACGGCGACACGAACACCGGTATTCAAGGGCTAACGGGCGATCAGATTGCTATGCGAGCAGGCGGCGAGACTGTTGCCATATTCAGTTACAATGTATCTGCTCCTCAAACTCAGTTCTCTGGTAATGTTTTGGTCACAAATGGTCATGTCAATCTCAATGACCAATACGAGTTGCAGCTTCAAGAGGATGTTGCTAACGGCAATGCATATGTAGCATTCCGTGCCGCTGCCGATATGACCGCCGCATCGGGAACTTACACTCTTACGATGCCCGCTGAAACCCCGGCAGACAACCAGGTTCTTAGATGGAACAACTCAAACTCAGACTTTGACTGGGTTACGATGGCCGATGTCTTTACGGGCGGCGGTTCTTCAGGACAGGTTGCCTACTACACAGGCTCGACTGCTCTTGGAGGCGAAGCGGCTTTCGCATACGATTCGGGCACGAATATTCTTACCGTCGATACGATTTCTCTTTCTTTGGGAGCGGTAGGAACGCCCAGTTTGACTTTCCAAGGAGATACAAATACAGGTATCTATAGTCCATCCGCAGACATACTGACTATCTCTGCGGGCGGGGCCGCTATAGTTGATTTTGATAATATCAGCACTGATAAGGGGATCATTCTAAAGCAAACTGGTCATATATTTGTTGCTCCTGATCCTGTGGCCCTTACAACGCCTACCTACACATTTGCTGCTGATACTACATCTGGTTTTGGTCGATTTCAGTCTGGCACATTCCTTGGCTGGTCCGCTATTGTTTCCAATACAAATGTCATGTATGCGTTCGATGCTTTTGGTCAGACATTTGTTTACTTCGTTGCCGATAACATTCTCCTTGACAGTCCCGGCCCTGTCCAGCTTCAAACCGATACTCAGTTATCTGTCGGCCCAAACTGTACGGCTTCTGTGCCTTCTATAGTGTTTGCCAACAACGCTTTAGATACGGGATTCTTTCCGGCAGGAACAGACCTAATAGGTCTATCAGGTCAAACTGTTCATTGGTTGACTTTTGATGGGGCTAATTACGACCTGACGCTTCTTGACGAATCAACTATAACGCTATCTGATTCAGGTTCAGCGAATTCAGTTTCTCTGAAGGCGATCGGCACGATGTCTACGTCGTATACGCTTGCTTTTCCTGCTGCTGCCCCTTCAGATGGAGAAGTTCTTGAGTGGGATACGAGTTCATCAGCCTTTGTCTGGTCAACGCCTTCCGGCGGAGGTAGCGGGTCTTCTGTTGAATTTGATCTAACCCAAGTTAGTCCTACATTGGCTCTTCTTGATGCGGTATACCATGATGGTTCTGCATGGCAAAAAGCCCAAGCAGACGATGCTGAGACCCTCGGTACTCATGTTGTCATATCGAAGAGCGGGAATGACTATACTCTCTGTCAATCAGGTCGAGTAACTGTATCAAGCCACGGCTTGACTGTTGGAGAATACTACTTTACTTCTTCTGCTTCAGCGGGAGTTCTAACTGCGACAGAGCCCTCAAACTTCAGTAACCCGTTGGTCTATGTTGAAGATGCGAATACCATCCATGTATTACCATTTAGGCCTTCGGCGATTAACCCTATCGATGACAACTTTGGCCTTATACCTATTTGGGCAGAAGAGAACTCGACGCTTTCAAGCGCAACATATGAATGGGCATTCGGCAACGGAGCCAACATGCCCAATGACGGCGGCGTCGTAATCCCATTTGATTATGAGATTGTACACATGGGCGGCGTAAACGGCAACGCCAGCGGCACATGGACGGTTAGAGCCGAAAGAAACGGTTCTACTTTCGCGGTAGCGGCAGAGGTTTCTTTGTCTTCAGAAAGATCGGCTACTGCTACGTTTTCTGCAGGATCAAGACCCCAGGGCAATGCTGGCGATCGGTTCAATTTTTACACAGTTACTAGCTCATCGTCATCTACTCCCTGCACGGTGATCGCTTATATCAAGCCGAGGTAATTGCATATGGCCAGTTCAGCAGTTTCAAATGTTCTAAACAGTAGCGTTGTAGGTCTTCAATGGACTATACCTGATCCTGAAAACAGAACCTATAAGCTATTTCAGTATCTACCCGTCAACTTTACCATAGAAGAGATATACTACGAGTTAGATAGCGGAACTTGCTCTCTCAATGTTCGCCTTGAAGCTGTTAGCGTTGGAGGCTTTTCTTCCCTCTCGGCAACTACTACAGAGCAGAGTGCTTCTGCGAGCAGTAACAACGATGCAAGCGTAGGGGAAACGCTTGATCTAGTTGTTTCCTCCGTTTCAGGAGCAGACATGCTTAGTCTAACGATCATAGGAACGGAAACCTAAATATGGGATTCTGGTATGCGTCCATTATAGCATCACCTCCGCCGCCACCTCCGCCTCCGCCGCCGCCGCCGCCGCCACCTCCTCCGCCTCCGCCACCGCCACCAC